CTATTTTTTTTTAGAACCTATTAAGTTAATTTTAAACTCTCCAGAATCGCCATTCCACTCAACACTTTCTAAAGCACTTTTTAAAAGATTTCTTTTTTCTATAGGATCTGTAATATCATCTATTTTTTTATTGAAGTTTTCTAATATTTTTATATATATTTCTGTGTCTAAGGTAGCTTTAGTCACTTCATTAATTTTTAAAGTTTCATTAGAAAGTTGTAACTTAATATCATTAATTTCCTTGTTAATGTTAGTTACTTCACTTAAAATTATATTGGAGACATTTTCATCATCAACAAGGGAAAGTTTTTTCACAAGGTTGGAAACAGCTTTCTCTTTTTCTTTTAGTTTACTTTCTAATATTTCAATATTATCTGTATCAGCTTTTTTATTTTGAACTAAAGCTTTCTTAAGATTTTTTATAAGTAATTCTTTATTATACAATTTAAGTTGAGTTATAACAGCAGAATCTGCTTCATCCGTTCTAACATTTTTATTATCACATTTATGGCCATAAGAATTATCTTTTTTACCACATACATAATAACTATATGTAGTTCCAGGATTTTTTTTGCTTTTGTGGCCAGTTTTTATAAGAAGATTGCTACCACATTTTTCACATTTTATAATTCCAGAAAGTAAACCTGTAGATGTAGTACCTTGTCTTCCAGAACTCTTAATTTGTTTTTCAGATTGTTGTTGTAATTGTTGTTGGATTTGTAGCCATTTATTATCATCAATAATGCCTTTATGTTTTCCAACTGCAGCAATCCATTCTGATTTATCTCTTTCTATTCTTATTTCTTTAGTTTTATTAAAAGTTAACATACCATTGCCGTTTGGAGTTCCAAATACATTTATATTTTGTGATTCTAAATGCTTAAATATATTATCAGAACTTTTTACATAAATAGGAGAAGTAAGCAATTGTTTAAGTGTATTTGTAGAGAAATCACCACCATTTTTACCTCTTATACTGTTTTCTAAACAATATTTTCTTACTTGGCTCATACTACCCATTTCTAAATATTTATCATATATAAGTTTAACAATTTTTATTTCCTCTTTATTTGGGGTTAGTTTCATCATTTGACGTTCTTTACCCATATCATCAATATAAATTTCTCTTTTAGAATCAAATCCTAAAGGACATTGACCACCAAGCCATCTGCCTTTTTTAGCTATTTGTATCATTCCAGATTTAACTCTTTCGGCAAGTCTTTCTCTTTCCATTTGTGCCATAGCTGCCAATATAGAAATCATAAATCTACCAGCAGATGTTGTAGTATCGTATGGTTCAGTAGCACTAAGATATACAATACCCAAATTATCTAATTCATATAGAAAGTTATGCAAATCTCTTGCAGTCCTTCCCACACGATCCAGTTTATAAGTTATTACATAATCTATTTTTTTACTTTTAATTAGATTTACCATATTAGTAAAGTCAGGCCTATCTGTAGTTTTACCACTCCAACCTTCATCTTTAAATATTTTAATTTCATAATTTTCATTAGCAAACTTATAATCTATAAACCTTTTACAAGTATCCACTTGGGCTCCGATAGAATCCCCTTTACCTGTAAAAAGAGATTTACGAGCATATATTGCTATTATTTTTTTCATTATTCTTCACCCTCATTACATATGCATTTATATTTTTTATTACATTCTTTACATTCTATTTTACAACGTATAAGCAGTCTAGGGCAAACATCTAATTCTTTTGCAATTCTATACAACATTCTTAGAGTGGGGCTTTTTAGTTCCCTTTCTACAGCAGATAAGTAACTTTGGCTAATATTAATTTTTTTAGCAAGTTTATTTTGACTTATAAAATTTTTCTTTCTATATTCTTCGACGTTTATCTTATGTTTCATATTTCTCCTTCCCCAATTAACAACTATTTTTATTATTACTTATAGAGCTATTTAAATTCACTATTATATTATTGGGAAAATTTTATAGTTTGTCCAACTATGTAAATTTTTATACAAAACTAGCTCGGGCGGAGCTAACTTTTAGGTTTATAATATTTGTAGACAAGCACTTGAAAATAATTTCCAAAAGGTTTATTATTAAAACAGAACGTATGTTCAATAAAAGCGAAATTATTTTAATTTTATATTGTATAAAATTACTTTTAAATTATAATATATGGTTTGGAAATTTTTATAGAATAGGACTATTTACAAAATGTTTATAACTTTTGTTAAAAATGTTTAAAAATTATATTGTATAAGGAGTTAAAAAAATTAATACATATATACAGCCTTTTTTAGAAGGTTTTAATAAAAAAACTAGGGAGGAATTATATATGCAATATGGAGAGAAAAATATTATAGAGGATTTAGAGCTTAAAGAAATAGAAAAAAAATTAAATGATAAATTAGAAGAAAATAAAATAGATTTAGATAAATATGATATAAATAAAATTGTACAAATGATAAAAGAAAAAGGTATCTTTAAATGATACCTTAAATTTCTAGCTTAATAATATGAAATAAATATATTATTGATAGATAGCTTAATTATAGTTATTAATTTTTCCTCTTTCTATAACTATATTCATTATAGAGACCCATTCGTTTAGTGAATTAACTATATGTCCTAATCCAGTTAAGGTTTGCCCAGATAATGAATTTATAAATAATATGTCTAAGTATGGAAAGGATAAGTCATTAAAGGTTACTCTAAAACCTAATTTTTTCACATATTCTTTTTGCTTTAATCTATCATTGAGTGAAAAAGCATCTTCAACTAATACCTTAGTATCATCTCGTATAACCTCACATTTAAGAACATCTTTATATGGAATTTGTTTTAATTCAACATTTTTAGAATCCTTGGAATTATAAGATATAAGATTTGCGGTTTTGTTAACATCATCAATAAAAAACTTAGAACTACCAACATAACTAGGTATATCAATTTCTTTAGTAACAGTTAGACCGTGTGATGATATATAATTTTCAAATATATAATTGCCTTCTTTTCTGATTTTATTTTTTGTTTTAGATAAGCTTATGGGAATTATTATTATACATGCAATTACAAAAAAGATAAAAAACATCATTTTAAACCCCCCCCCTAACATAAATGAAGTAAATTTAAAAAATATAGATAATAAACCTTATATATTTTATGGTTTATTATCATTAATAATCTAAAAAATTTATTCTTTATAGTCATCCTTTAATAATTTTTCAACATCCTCTTTAAGCATATCTAATAGTTTATTTAATTGAACATTAGTTACGTCTTCCGAGCTTTTTATAGTTCCATCATTAATTAGATTTTTTAATAATTCCATAGTAGCACTTGTGATGTTTTCACTATGTTTATTTTTATTAGAATACATATTATCAGATGATCCTAAGAGGTAATCAATATTAACATTTAGGTATTCAGCTATTTTTTTTACGAAATCAGCTTTAGGTTCCCTTAAGTTATTTTCATATCTACTTAATGTAGCTTTAGTTGTTTGCAAATCATCAGCCATCTTATCTAATGTAATATCTTTTAAATTACGAGCTTTTCGCAATCTTTCACCGAAAGTTACCAAAGTATCACCTCCATAAAAATATTATATAATAAGTTACCGAAAATAAAATATTTATTACCAAAAATATAATTTTCCTGAATAAAAGTGTTGACATGTTACCATAATAGTAATATAATTAAGTTACCAAATGGATAACAAAAATGAAAGGCGGTGACTAAATGCCTAAAGCTAATATAAATTTAAAAATACTTAGATTAAAATATAATTTAAGTCAAAAAGATGCAGGGAAATTGTTAAGCATAACAGCATCTGCATATAACAGGAAAGAAAATGGTATTAGATCGTTTACTATAGAAGAAGCAGGAAAGTTAGCAAAGCATTTCAATACAACTGTGGATGAAATTTTTTTTACAGATTCTGTTACCAAATGTATAACTAAAATAATCTAACTATAGTTTATGTAGTTCTTTAAAAATTACATTAGTGAACAAAAGGGAGATGAGGAAATGGGGAACGAATTACAAGTTTTTAGATTCAAAGGTCAAGCAATAGATATTCTTACTAAAGAAGATGTTAATTTTGAGTTTGATGGAGATTTTCTTATTCATGGTAAACAGACAGTTCAAAATTTAGGCTATAGTGAAAATTCTAAACCATTAAGAGAACTAGAAGAAGATGAAAAATATTTAGTTAAGAATTCAGATGTGCTAAAACAGCACTACCGAAAATTAAATAATGCAGGAGAAATATTTATAACAGAAAGCGGACTTTATTCATTAGCATTTAATAGTAAATTGCAATCAGCTAAAGAATTTACTAAATGGGTTAAAAAAGAAGTTTTACCTTCTATAAGAAGACATGGAGCATATATGACAGAAAATGTTTTAGATGAAGTTATAAATAATCCTGATTTTGGAATTAAACTTCTTACAGAACTTAAGAAAGAAAAAGAAGAAAAGAAGAAGTTACAACTACAAAATAAACAGAAAGACCAGCTAATAGGAGAGTTAAAACCAAAAGCAGATTATACAGACAGAATACTTAAAAATAAAGGCTTAGTTACAATAACTCAAATAGCTAAAGACTATGGCATGAGTGCTCAAGAAATGAATAAGTTGCTTCATGATTTAAAAGTTCAATATAAACAAAGCGGTCAATGGCTCTTATATAGTAAGTATCACAACAAAGGATATACACATTCTGAAACAATAGATATTGTTAGAAGTGATGGAACACCAGATATAACCATGAATACTAAGTGGACACAAAAGGGTAGATTATTCCTTTATAACTTACTTAAAAGTAAAAATGTATTGCCAATAATAGAACAAACAGCTACAAGTGAAATAGCTTGTACTAAATAGGAGGTCAAAAATATGTTGAAACGATGTCCTAAATGTGGCAATAAAGAAATAAGTGAAAATGCTAACTACTGTAAAATATGTGGATTGAAGCTTAAAGAAGCTCCTGAGGTACCATCTCAAGAGCAATCTGATTACACAACTGAATATAGGATAGATAGATTTTCGAGATTGATACTAACCACTGATAAGAAATTCTATGATAATGCTATCAATAACTATAATGGGATACCTATTGTTATGGTTGGAAATTTTAGCGAGGCCGAGGAAATTTATCTAAGTCAATCTGGTCAACATCTTTATTTGGTTCAAATCCCTTTGGATAAATAGGATCACTTGATTTATTCCAAGCAAATTGAATAAACGTATGAACTTTAGCAAGATCCCAGTTGCCGTTATATTCCCAGCCTAAGGATGTAAATTCATTGTAAATTACATCAAACTCAGATTGTTTCATACGTTCAACTGATAAATTATATATTTTAGTTTTCATTTAATCACCACCTTCAAGTGGTATTATTCAACAAAAATGTAAAAATTCCTTTAGGAGGTAACAGTATGGAAGATATAAAGGTAACTGTTACGCAAGAGAAAAGAGAAGAAACAATAGATAAGATATTAGATCTTGTAGAAAAAGAATTTAAAGGAATAGATGTTACAGCAGTATTTACTAAAAAGCTGTTAGAAGACACTGTAAGAACTTTAGAAAACAGATGTATGGAAACATCACTTAGATTTATAAATAAAGGGGTAAATGAGGGGCACTAAACCAATAGGAGGAAAATGAAATGTTAGAAAATATGAATGAGTTTAGATGTCCAAAATGCCAAAAATTATTATTTAAATATAAATTAAAAGGTGAATTAAACATAGAAATTAAGTGCACAAGATGTAGAACATTCACTAATACAACAATAAATAAAAATAATTTTAACAAATAGGCACAACTATTCATAAGATGATTAATAGCCAAGTAAAGAGAGGAGGAGAGCTATGGCCAAAATTAAAAAGATTATAGTTAACTATCCAGAAGATCCAAAAGTAATGGAAGAAATACAAGATGAAGCTATGAAAATATTAGCCAGAGCCTTAGTTAAAAAACATCCTCCAGAGGTAATTGAAGAAATTATAAAAAAATTAGAAGAGAGGTAACAAAATTCATGGCAAAAGGTGCAGAAATTAAAAAAGTAACTATTAAAATTCCAGAAGATACAACAATAGAAGAAGTAGAAAGAAAAGCTTGTGCTGCTTATGCCAAGATTCTGTCTGAAATGTATCCTCCGAATGTAATAAAAAAAATTATAGAAGAGTTAGAAAAAGAACTATAGATAAGCAAGGCTGAAAAGCCTTTTTAAAAAATTTTACTACAGCAAAAATGCATATACTTACCCATTAATATGTATATGCTAGAACATTGAAATTAGTACCAAAATCCTTGTAACTAAATGAACTAATTAGAGCGGGAGTAGGCGAAGATAAGAGCCACACCACAATAAAATGTATGGCCACTGCGATAACAGTTAGTTGATTTAGTTACAAGGAGGTGAAGAGGTACAAAAATAAAGGAGGAAATTTAAATGTTAGTTAAGTTTAAAAACATTGGCCATAGTAAGAAAAACTTTGAAAAAGAAATAGAAGAAATAAATTATGAAGAAATGCTTAGTTGTGTTACTCCTTATTGTTGTAGTTCAGCGAGCAGTATATGGTTTTCATTTGCTAATAAAGAAAAGACAAAAGGTAATGTAAATGCAAATTTTCATACTGTAGGGTATTTTGAAATAGTTTGTTAAAAGATTGAAGGAGGAAGTTTTAAAATGAGTAAAATTAAAAAGTTAAATATTAAGAACTTTTTAGGTCTTCAAGAATTAGGTCTAGATTGTAGCAAAATTAATCTTATCAAAGGACCTAAAGGAAGTGGGAAAAGTAGCATAATTGAATCTATAGAAAAAGGGTTTACAAATAAGAATAGACGTACTGAAGTAGTTAAACATGGTGAAGAGGAAGCAACTATTTATATAGAACTTGATGATGGGTTAAGTATTGATAGAAGACTTAGAACTGAAAAAGCTGATTATTTAAAAGTTAGGAAAGAAGAGAGTGTAGTACCATCTACAGAAAAGTTTCTAAGAAGTCTTATAAATGGTGATATATTCAGACCTTTAGATTGGGTAAATATGAACATTAAAGAGCAGACAAAATCTATTTTAAGTATGTTGGAGATAGGCTGGAACAAAGAAAATATTGTTAATTGGTTTGACGAACTTCCTAGCAATATAGACTATGACCAACACATTCTCCAAATACTCAAAGCTATAGAATTAAAATACTACAAAGATAGGGAAGAAGTCAATAGAGATATTAGAGAACTTAAAACTCAGATTAAGATTATTTTAGATGAATTACCTGCAGAATATGATGGAGAAGTTTGGAGAGAAAAAAAGGTTCAAGACTATTACAACAAAGTAGCAGAGGTTCAAAAGATTAATCATTGGATAGAGGAAGCTAAGGCTCTTCAAGCAAACTTTGAGGATAAAGTTAATGCAATAAAATCTAATGCAGAAAGTGAAAAATCTAGAATACAACTTAAATTTAAGGACCAAAGACAGGATATTAAAGATATTATAGAACTTTCTAAATCCAAGATAGATAAATCTAAGAATTTTATAAATAATTCAGATCGTGAATTAGAATTAAAAATAAAAGAACTAACTAATGAAAATGTAGCTCAAGAAAATAAAGTAGCTGAAAATTATAACAATGAGTTAAAAAAACTTGAAGAAGAATATGAAAAGAGAAAAGAAGAATTAGTTAATTTATATAGTTCAAATGTTAAAGCATTAGAAAATAGTTTAAATGAATCAATAGAAATAACTAAAAAAAATAGGGCTTCACAAGTAGATGAACAAAAAGAATTAATTTCTATAAATGAAAATAAAATAGCAGCTAAAAAACAAGAATTATTAGGTTTAGATAGTTTAGAGCAACAAGAAGTTATAGCAATAGATAAAAAGATTAATTCAGAAATAGAAAAAGAAGAAATTAGAGTTGGTAAAGCTGCAGATTACTTGAAGAATAATGAGGTTAAAGATATTGAACCTTTACAGGCTAAAGCAGATGAAGTTGCTGAAATGCAAAGTTATTTAAGAGAATGGGATAGGATGGTAGACATTAGAGATAACAAGTTAGCAGCTAAGGAAAGATATAGTAATGATTTAACTGCAAGGATAGATAAAGCTAGAGAACTTCCAGGGGAACTTTTAAAAACTGCAAAGATGCCTATAGAAGGAATAAGTGTAGATGCAGAAGGTTTTATAAGAATTAATAATACTTTAATTGATGGATTGAGTGATGGTGAGAAACTAGAACTTGCTATGAGAATTGCAAAAGCACAGGCAGGAGAACTTAAAGTAATTTGTTTAGATAAATTTGAAAGTTTAAATCCTAAGGCACAGAAAAAACTACTTGAAGAAATGTCTAGTGATGAATATCAATACTTTGTCACTAGCACTATGGCAGATGAATTTGAGATAGAAAAGATAGGGTAGGGGAGAAATAAATGGTTGAGTTTATAGAAGATAAGAATTTATTTCATAATGTCAAAGTTATATTTGATGCTAGGGAAGATAATGAAGAAAGAACTAAATGGTTAAGTCAAAGATGTAATTCGATAGGTGGTTCAGAAATAGCTAAAATAGCAGGATTCAGTAAATATGGTTCAGCTCTTACAGTATTTAATGAAAAGTTAGGTTTAAGTGAAAGATTCAAAGGTAATATTCACACCAAGTTTGGTAACAGAATGGAACCTTTAATAAGAGAATGGGTTCAAGAAGATTTTGAAAAAGAAACTGAAATTAAGTTAAAAACATATGAGTATCCTTACATGATGATCCATAAAGAATATGAATACTTTAGTGTAAATATAGATGGTTTAGCTAAATTAGAAGCAGACTACACATATTGGGAAAATAGAGATACAGCTGAAATTAAACAAATATCTGCAGGTGAATTAATAGGTATTGAAATAAAAACAGCAAGTGAGTTCTTAAAGAAGATGTGGCAGGGAGAAGAAATTCCAGACGAATATTATTGCCAATGTCAATGGTATATGGGGATTACAGGCATTAAGTACTTCTTAATAATTTATTTATTAGGGAAAGAGGTTAAATGGAAAGTGATTCCTAGATGTGATGAGGATATAAAAGCTTTGTTTGAAATAGGAGAGAACTTTTGGAATAACAATATTCTTAAAAAAGCACCACCGATACCTGTAGGCCTTCAATGTGAAACAAAAGACATACTATATCAACAAGCATTGGATAATGATTTAGAGGCTAACATAAGCGAAAATAAACTAACTAAATACAAAGAAGTAGTTGCACAGATTAAAAACTTAGAAAAAGAAAAAGAACAATTGAAACAACTTATATATTTAGATCTAGGAGATAGTAAAAAGGGTTCAGATGGACTTTATAAAGTAAGCAGATATGAGGTGAAGAGAGATAAATTAGATACTAAAACATTTAAAGAAAAGTATCCAGTTACTTATGCAGCAGTATTAAATGGTCAAACAGAGTATGTAAATATGAGAATTACTAAATGCAAATAAGGAGGAATAATAATGGCTAATGTAAACGGAGGTTTAGTTGTTAGTAAACAAACAACACAAGATATTCAATTAACACCACAGAAAAAAATGAAAAGTGCATTAGAGAAAATGCTACCAGAAATAAAAAAGGCAGTAGGTAAAACAATGACACCAGAAAGATTTTCTCGGATAGCGTTAAGTCTATTCAATGGTAACCCACAGTTTTGGGAAGCAGATACTACAAGTTTTTTAAGCGCATTAATGCAAAGTGCTCAATGTGGATTAGAACCTAACACAGTTTTAGGAGAAGCTTACGTAATACCTTATAAAAATAACAAACAAGGCATAACAGAAGTTAATTTCCAAGTGGGATACAAAGGCATCTTAAAGATGGCATTTAATACTGGAGAGTATGAAGCTATATATGCGCATGAAGTTAGAAAAGGTGATGAATTCGAGTATGAATATGGATTACACAAAACTTTGGTGCATAAACCTGCAGATATTCCTAGTGATGAAGTTACTCACTACTATGCTGTATATAAACTTAAAAATGGTGGATTTGACTTTGTAGTATGGTCTAGAGAGAGAGTAGAACACCATGCAAGAGAATTTTCAAAAAATTACACTTATAAAGGGAATGTTAATAAAAATTCAGTTTGGGCTAAAAACTTTGATAGTATGGCCAAGAAAACAGTGTTGTTAGATGTTCTTAAGTATGCACCTAAAAGTGTTGAAATGGCTAAAGCATTAGATCTTGATTATAAAGCAGAGGCTAAAGAAGAAAAATTGAGTAATTTTAACTATGTTGATGTAGATGCAGTAGAAGTTAACAATACAGATGTTGGAGAGGAAATAAAAATAAATGAAGATAGCGAAGATGTAGCTCCATTCTTACAAGATCAATAGGTGTAACTATGGATAAGAGAGATAAAGATGCATTAATATACCGTTTGAATTTGCTCTTGAAATATGCTGAAGAAGAAAATATAGAGAAACTAAAAAATGAGGCAAAAAGTATTGCAGATGAAATAGATAAATATGACTTAGTAGTTCCATTTTAGGAAGGAGGTTATGGTTTGGATAATTCTTTTAAAACTTTAATACAAAGTATAAATGCACAACTGGCTGTACTAAATAAAAATGGATATGCAATATATGATATTGATAATCCAGAATACTTTATAAGTAGTGTAAAATATGACAGCGATAGTGATGAAGTGGTATTTGAAACTATGGAAGATGAAAGGAAATAGGTGCTCTGCAAAGCACCCATTAGAGATTGATTTATTAAAAATAGGATAAGAGCTCTGCAAAGCTCTTGTCCCCATTATAACATTAGTAAAAGTATTTTCTCAATTAGTATATGACAGAATAGAAAAAATATACATGGAGGATGGAAAAAATGAAAAGAATAGAAGTTTTATATCACATAGATTCTCTTACAGAAACAAGCATTGGAGAGGATAAAAAGGCTTTAAAAGTAGCTAAAAAATCTATTTTAAAAGAGTACAGATTTAAGTTTTGGGCTAATGTAATTTTACTCATAGCAACAATAATAATATTTGGAAGTTTTGTAGTAATGTCTTACTTTGTGTATAAGTAATTAACAAAAGAAAGGATTGATACAATGGCAGAGGTTAAGTGGATAAAGATAACAACCAATATGTTTGATGATGAAAAAATAAAGCTAATAGATGCCATGCCAGAAAGAGATACAATTCACTATATTTGGATAAGGCTTTTAGTTCAGGCAGGAAAAACAAATGCGAATGGGTATATTTTTTTAAATGAGAATGTCCCATATACAGAAGAAATGTTAAGTACTATTTTTAACAGACCATTAAATAGTGTAAGACTTGCATTAAAAACACTTATGGATTTTGGAATGATAGAAATTCAAGAGGATAAATTAATAAAAATAACCAACTGGTCAAAGCATCAAAACATAGAAGGTATGGAGAAAGTAAGGGAACAAAATAGGCTTAGGAAACAAAAGCAAAGAGCTAAAGAGAAGAAATTGTTGCAAGCTGCTAAAGATGAAACTTGTGGAGTTAAAATGGATAGTCACAGTATGTCACGTGACAGTCACGCTATAGAAGAAGAAGTAGAAGTAGATATAGAAGAAGATATAGATATAGATATAGATAAAGAAGTAGTAGAAGAAAGTAAAATCACTACTGCTGAGGCTAAAAAGTTTTTAGATGTAATTAATGTTTTTGAAAATAATGTACACCCAATAACACCTATAGAATTGGAGAAATTACAAGATTGGTCACAAGATGTTAGTAATGAAGTTATAATCATGGCCATTGAGGAAGCAGTTGAATACAATGCAAGAACAATGAAGTATATTAATAAGATTCTTAATAACTGGTTTTCTAAAGGATTAAAAACATTAAAAGCAGTTAATGCATATAAAAGAGATTGGGCAGACAAGAAGAAAGGAGTTAAATCTAATGGATCAAGTAAAGGAGATAATCAAAAACCAGAAGATGAAGGAATTGGGTTTACAGTATAAAGACAAAATTGAAGAGATACCTAATTGTGTGATATGTGGAGAACCTACTGGAGCATTAGTTAAAACAGCATTTGGCTATATATTAGGTCCAAGAGCATGTAAATGTAAAAGAGATAAGCTTAAGGCTATGGAAATAGAAGAAAAAAATAAGGAAAAGCAAATAAGGTTACAAAGAGTTTTAAAAAATAGCATGATGAATAGTAAGTTTAAAACATGGACCTTAGAAAATTGGAATCATAAGGTAGCAAATGAAAAATTATATAGGATAGCTGAAGAATATGTAAATAGTTTTGCTAAAAGAAAGAAGAAAAATCAAGGCATATTGCTATATGGTAATCCGGGCAATGGTAAAACTTATTTTTCAGCAAGCATAGCAAATGAGTTATTAAATAAATTGATACCAGTAATTTGTGTAGGATCCATAGCTCTAATAGAAAGAATAAGTCAAAGCCAAAGAAACTGGGGAGATCAAGGCATATTTACAGTTTTAAATACTTTGGAAAATGCAGATTTATTAGTTATAGATGATTTGGGAACTGAACCAGATAATAAATGGACCAGGTCTATGATATATCAAATCATTGAAAAGAGAAATAGTACAGGATTACCAGTTATTATAACAACGAACATAAGTATAGATGAATTGAAAGAAAGATATGATGACAGAACTTATAGTAGATTAGTTGAAATGTGTAGCTTTATAAGGAACACAGGAACAGATATAAGAAAAATTCAAGGTAAGGAAAAAACAGAGAACTTTTTAGAAGAATTATTAAGTTAAAGAATGGGGGATAAAAAAATGTGGATTAGAAGTAAAGGAAAAGACGTTTTAGTACATTGTGAAAATATAGAGGTTGATGGATCAAGTGTGTATGGGTCTCATTACTTTTTAGGAGAATATGAAACCGAACAAAGAGCTTTAGAAGTATTAGACATGATAGAGGATAGGATTATGCAGGGAAATCGATTTGATGAAATACAAAATGGAAAAAGAAAAACAAGAGATTTTGTATTTCAGATGCCAGATAAATAGGAGTATATTTTTATGGTGGCTGAGAAAAAATTAATTCTCACCAAAGATGAAGGCTTGAAATTAATGAGTTTAGAAGAAGTTTATTTTAAGTTTGAAAAATTCTTATATAAGTTGATACAGTCATGGAAACGTAAATTCGAACAAGAAGATTTATTTCAAGTAGCTTTTTTAGGTATGACTAAAGCATTCACAGCTTATAATGCTGATAAAAATATTTTATTCATGACATACTTAGCAGCTGTAGTAAATAATGAATTAAAAATGTTTAACAGAAAAGAAGAAAAGCATGTAGATGTAGATAGTTTAGATAAGCCTATATTAAGCCAAAAGCTAGACAAAGAAAACTTAAGTTTAATAGATTTAGTTGCAGATAAAACAAATTATGAAGATAGAAGTATTTTTAATGTAACGTGCAAAGAAATAGCTGCAATAATAGAAAATTTAAATGAAAGAGATAAGAAAATTATTAAAGAGTTCTATTTTAATAATAAAACTCAAAAACAGATAGGGGAAGAAATAGGGTTAAAACAAAGTTATATAAGTAGAATTCTCAAAAAGATACCTAATACCATTAAAAATAAATATGAGGGGGAAAATGAGATGTTCACAAAAGAGCCTAAGATAACTAAGAAACAGCTTATGAAAGAAGCTAAAATGCTTGGAATCGGGAAAGAAGCTATAGTAGCAATAAGTAGAAAATATGGTTTAGCAGAAAGCACCATAAATAGTTATTTAAGAAGATATGGTATTAAAAATAAATTGAATAATATAAAATCTGCTGAAACTAGAAATAGTTCAAATAAAGAAAATAATAAAGGCATAAAAGAAGCTTCAAAACCAAATAAGATATTACAGCCTTTAGTTTTAAGAGGCAAGGTAATGGAATATAGAGTTCAAGAAAATAGTTTTTCTATAAAGAACATTACTGGTACAACTAATTTAGTCTTAAATGCTAACGAAATTGATGATTTTATAAAAGAACTTAAAGCATTAAAAGAGATAATGTAGTTACTATGATAAATATTGGGAGGATGAGTATGATAACTGTATTAGTTAAAGGAATAGAGAATAAAGAAACACTAAAAGAAGAAAATACAATTTTAAAGTTTCTTCTAAAGGAATGTGTAAAGAAAAGTATGGATTATAAGGAATTATTACTAGAGAGTTTGGACTTGTTGGACAAGTACCAGGAAGAAGTATCAAATTTAAAGATAAGAGCTAATTTGTGGGTAGATGAAGTGGCCAAACAGTATTTTATAACTGAAGATTTAGACAAGGCTTTAACAGCAGTAGGTAAAGAAATAATGTTATATGAATTAAATAAAAACAATAGTGTAGAGGAGGAATAATTTAATATGGAAGATGTAAGACAAGCCTTATATGAATGCATAGAGAAGTATGGTTTAAATGATATAAGGACTATAAAGAAGAGTAAAGAACTAGAGAAATTAATTTTAGAGAATATCAGAGGTTAAGGGAGTTGAAAGAATAGTGAGCATTAAAGATTATGTAAATTTACAAATTAAAGAAATGGTAAAGGATGCACATAAAAATGCAATAGATCATGGGTTTTGGGAAGAAGAACAGAATATAATAACCAAAATGTTTGTAAAAGAATTTGAAGATGAGGAAATTAAAGCCGTAAAAAGAGCATTTATGTGCCAAAGATTAATGCTTATAGTGAGTGAAGTATCGGAAGCAGTTAATGCATTAAGAAAAGATGATAAAGAAAATTATGCTGAAGAGCTTGCAGATATAATTTTAAGAACATCTGATACTGCATTAGGAGATACAGTTGACATAGAAAAAGAGATTAAAAAGAAAATGAAAAAGAATAGGAGTAGACCATATAAGCATGGTAAAGCATTTTAAAGGAGGGGAATTTGCAATGAGAAATACACTTGGTGACTTAAATAATCATTTATTTGCACAGTTAGAAAGACTAAATGATGAAGAAACAAAAGGAGAAGAATTGAAGGACGAAATTACAAGAGCTAAAGCAGTAACATCAGTAGCTTCACAAATAATTTCTAATGCAAATGTTATATTGCAAGCTAAAAAGTTACAGGCAGAAACATTAGGAAGAGATAATACAGAAATGCCTAAAATGTTGGAGGGTTAAAAATGGTCCATAAATATACCAAAGAACAAATTGAATTTATAACTAAGAATGTTAAAGGTAGAACCAATAAGGAATTAACAAAAATATTTAATAATAACTTTGGATTAAGTTTAAAAGTTTCACAAATAAAATCATTTAAAAAAAATCATAAATTAGATAGCGGTTTAAATGGTCAGTTTAAAAAAGGACAGGAACCTTGGAATAAAGGTATAAAAGGTGTATATGCCAAGGGGTGTGAAAAAACATGGTTTAAGAAAGGGAATACTCCAATAAATCATAGACCGGTAGGAAGTGAAAGAATAACAGTAGATGGCTATACAGAAATTAAAGTAGCAGAGCCGAATAAATGGAGATTAAAGCAACAGTTAATTTGGGAAAAGTACAATGGAACCATACCTAAAGGATATTCAATATTATTTGGTGATGGTAATAAAAGAAACTTTGATATAGATAATTTAATTTTGGTATCAAGGCAACAATTGTTAATAATGAATAGAAATAAGTTAATTCAAACAGATGTAGACTTAACTAAAACAGGACTTATTATAGCAGACATATATCAGAAAATAGGGCAAAGAAAAGCTAATGCTAAGTGATACAAAATAAAGACATTAGAATTTAACAGTTAACTAAATACTGTAGGTATAGGCTTACTCTAGGCATTTCTATATTTGTAGTGTATTAGTATAATGAAACACTAATACAGAAAGGAGAACAATATTATGGAAAAGATGATTAATCTAGAAACCTTCGCTGATGGAGCATTGGCAGAAAAAATCAATATGGCTTTAAAGGAGGTGTTGGAAAACATTGCGGATCCAAACACAGATTATAAAACAAAAAGAAAGTTAACTGTAGATATGACATTTGCTAATGGAGAGGACAGAGAATTAACAGAAGTATCAATAGTAGCAAAACCTAAATTAGCTCCAACGAAACCACTTGCAGCTAAGATTGTAATTGGTACAGATGGCAAAGGTGGAATACTTGCTAGTGAATATAAGAAACAAATTCCAGGACAAAGCACTATGAGAGTTGACGAAGAAACTGGCGAAGTAGTGACTACTGCAGAGGAAAAAGAAGTAGATCTTAAAGGAATCAAATTAGTAAAATAATAAAAATAAAATTGGAGGAATGAAAAATGATAAATAAAGAAGCTTTAGAATACTTAGTAAATTTAGGAGAGAAAAGGGACCCAATTATTCAACTAGATCAAGGAACTTTTTCAACAAAAGGATTAGATAGGGTTACAGGACCATTAGCAGGCACATTAACAGTATCAACACTTACAGGATTAGTAGATTATATAAAGACAAATACAGATAAATTACAAAGTGAATTATTAATACAAGTAAAATCACATGATGATGTAAGACTATATAGTCGCTTAAATGAGGATAGAGAAAGAGAAATGTATATAAAAGCAGTAGCTATTTTGCCAAATAATATTTATTATGACAGATTCATAGGCACAGAAGAATTTAACATTATGCTTCAAAGTTCATTTGTAGATGTAGGAGATAAAGAGGTTTTATTAAAATATACAGGCCTAATAAAAGATGAAGCAGTAAAAAGCACTGGTGATGATGGAGTATCTCAAGCAGTAACAATTAAAACTGGTGTAGCGAGTGTGGGACAAGCAGTAGTACCTAATCCAGTAACATTAGCACCATATAGAACATTTCCAGAAATTGAACAACCTTTAAGTAAGTTTATATTCAGAATGCAACAAGGACCATCTGCTGCAATTTATGAGGCTGATGGTGGAGCATGGAGAAATCAAGCAATGCAGCGTATAAAAGCATACTTAGAAGAAGAATTAAAAGAAATACAAAACACTAACATAATATCCTAGGTTTTAAAAAGCCAAGGGTATAAGACAAACTTTATGCCCTTGGCATACTAAATAAATCTGAAAGAAGAAAAGAACAGGATTATATGTTACACGTAATAAAGAACATGGATAGAACATATAAGAAAAATTATAAAGGCTTAAAAAGGAGAGGTCAAATTTGAAAATAATTATACCAGGAGAACCAAAAGGTAAAGCCAGACCAAGAATGAGTACTAAAACTGGTGCAGCATATACACCTAAAAAGACAATAGAGTATGAGAATTGGGTAAAGGAATGTTATCTATTAACTAAAGATAAAAAAAGATTAGAAGGTCCAATAAGAGCAGATATGAAAGTTTTTTATTCAATACCTAAAAGTACTAGTAAGAAGAAAAGAGAAGAAATGATAAAAGGTAATATAAGGCCTACTAAGAAACCTGATGTAGATAATATAGCCAAGATAATCTTAGATAGCTTAAATGCTATTGCTTATGATGATGATAAACAAATAGTAAATTGTTGTATCGAAAAATGGTATGGAGAAGAACCTAGAGTGGAGCTTGATTTAGAAGAAGTTTAGAGGTGAGATAGTGGGAGTAGATATAGTAGAAATAGCACAAGAAATATACAATGCAGCCAAGAGATTACAAAAGAGTGGAGATAAATTATTTGCTCTTGCTAAAGAATATGCAAAAGCAGAACAAAAATATAGACAAGCTTTAGGAATGGAAATTATGAAGCTTAGAGACGAAAAAGTTCCAGTAAGTATAGTTGGAGATATAGCAAGAGCCAATATATCTAATTTGAAGTTTGAAAGAGATCTATCAGAGTATAGATATAAAGCTGGTAGAGATAAGGCACAAGCCCTGCAAGCTGAAATAAGTGCATTACAAACACTATATAAAAGGCAAGAAGATATATAAGTAATTCGTAATTTGAAATTTTGATTAAGAGAAAGGAGAAATAAAAAAGATGATAGATATAAATAAAATTGCAAATGATAGTTTAGTTAAATTAGAGGAAGAAAAGTTTGTGGAGGGAGTAGTTCAGAAAAGATTGGAGAAAACAATAACAGAGATAGTAGATGATGTTTTTAGAGAATGGAGTGATTTTGGTAAAAATCTTAAGGAACATATAGAGAAAAATTTAAATATTGATTTAAGCAATTTAGGGATAGAAGGATATAACACAATTGTACTAGCTGCAATTAAAGAACAATTAGACAAAACGATTACTGTTCAAGGTATAGAAAAAATAAAAAAAACAACAGAGGAAATGCTATCAGATGTAAAAGAAGAATACACATTAAGTGAAATAATAGAGAAACTTAAGGGCGAAGATTATAGAGATGAATGGGAATATGATGAAGGTGATAAGATTACTTTAATTATTGAAAATCGTAGCTCTGGATACAAACATATATATTTAAGTGAAGAAGAAGAAGAATATAGCTGTGATTACCAAATTGATATTAATAAAGAAGGTAAGCCATATAGTATAAAACTAAAAGGCAATGAGATAGATAAGAATAAAATTTTAGGTGGCTTGTATGGATTAGATAAATTGTTATTTAAGATATATGCACATGGTTCAAAAATCATTTTAGATCGTGGGGATGATCCAGAAGAATATGATATATGGTTTAGAGAAGATTATTAAATACTATTACGGAATATGAAATTATTGCGAACTAATTTAATAAAAGATGTTCTTTGAAAATTTAATAGTACGGTATTAAGAAAATATGGTAAAATAAATTCACAATTTATTTTGAAAGGTGAGATTAATAATGTGTTTTAAAATAATTAACAGAAGCAATTGGGAGCGTGAGGAATATTTTAATCATTATTTTTCAAATGTTCCATGTACTTATAGTATGACCGTAAAACTTGATATAACAAAAATAAAAAAATCTAAACAAAAGATTTATCCGGCTATGTTATATTTTATATCAAAAGTTGTAAATAATCATAAAGAATTTAGAATGGCATTAGATCAGGATGGAAAAGTGGGCTTTTTTGATAAGTTAAATCCAAGTTATACAGTGTTTCACAAAGATACAGAAACATTCTCTAGTATTTGGACAGAATACTCTGAGGATTATGGTTTATTTTGCGCATTATATGAAAAGGATATTAAGGAGTTTGCCTCTGTAAAAGGACTGATGGCAAAACCAAACATGCCTATTAATAGCTTTACAGTATCAATGATACCTTGGACAACATTTGAGGGATTTAATTTAAATCTGCAAAAGGGATATAATTATTTACTTCCTATTTTTACAATGGGGAGATATTACGAAGAAAAAGGTAAATATATCTTACCATTAGCTATACAAGTTCATCATGCAGTATGTGACGGATTTCATGTATGTCGCTTTGTAAATGAATTGCAAGAATTAATAAATAAATGTTAATTTATTAAATAGCTTAAGCTAAATTTATATTGACACTTTTAAAATATTAAGAAAATAAGATTAAATATTAAATTAATTAAAACACCGTATTATTCAAAAGTGAATATGCGGTATTTTTTATGTCGCAATACAAAGATTAGATCCATGAATGAATTTAAAGCGACGTAACTCTTGAAAATGCAGATAAGGATAATGTTCTTTGAAATTTGAATAATGTGATGTTAGCAAATAAATTTGTTTTACATTTATTGGTGTTCATGGTTATACACTAACAAATAAATTAGAGATAGTGCTTGGATAACAAAAATTGCTTAATAAAAAATACTAGAAATGGACGATTATTTAACCTTTATTTTCAGATTTATAGGTTGACCAACCTAGCATATCTGAAATAATTCAGTAACCAAGTACTCCTTCTACTAAAAGCAATGAACCTAATATTATTCTTACTGTTCTATCAGTATTTCCTAGATTTCTTTTAAAAGATATTATCATAATTTATCACCCTTTTATATTGTTTGCACTGGATGCTTTTTTATTCAATAAATATAGTCATTTAAGAAATTATATACAAAAATATAGAACAGTAATTAATATATCAAAAATAAGCAAAGATGATTTAGAAAATTCAATAGCCGTATTTCAAAAAGAAAGAGAAGAAGATAAATGTTATATAAAGAGGATTTTGAATCTTTAAAGTTATTAGCAAAAAATATTGAAATTTATGCTAAATTAACTGAAAAAGATACTGTAAAGGAATTAATAAAAGAGATGAAGGAACAGTTAATTATTATTGAAGAGTTTTATAATTAATTTACAATTCCCAGGATATAAATAAAATTTAAAAATGTCTTTAATGGCAATATATAAGGAGGTATTTATATGTATAGTTCAAGTGCAAAGGATGAAGTAGTTATAAAGTTAGTAGGCAAGCTATCTATGGAATTTGAGGAAATAGACCAGTTAAAGGCCAGAACTATAATAGAAGAGGTGCTATATAAATACCGTGTATTGCCAGAGGAGACAGGGCTAGTGGCAAGCGATATAGAAGAAAAACTACAAATATACCTAGCATCTAAGAAACTGGATGGCTTAAGTATAAAAACATTAAAAAATTATAGATATAACTTAATAATATTTGCAGACCATCTAAGAAAACCTTTAGGGACTATTACTACTATGGATTTAAGAATGTTTTTAGCAGCGAGATGCAAGAACATGAAATCAACTAGTACAAATGGACAAATTTCTATTCTAAAAAGCTTCTTTGGTTGGCTTACTGATGAAGAGTATATATCTAAAAACCCAGCTAAAAAATTGAAACAAACAAAGGAGCCTAAAAGGTTAAGACATGCCATGACAGAAGAAGAAATAGAATTATTAAGACAAGCATGTAAGACAGAAAGAGAGAAAGCTTTAATAGAATTCTTAATAACGACAGGCTGTAGATTATCAGAAGTAGTAGGAATAAATAAAGACGATTTAAACTGGAATGAAATGTCTTTAAATGTAATCGGTAAAGGTAATAAAGAACGCAAGGTATATTTTAGTACAAAAGCTAAAATTTTATTAAAAAAATATTTGCTAGCTAGAAGTGATGAAAATATAGCTTTATTTGTAACTAGTAAAAAGCCTCATGGCAGATTGGGTGGCAGAAGTGTTCAAAGAGAGATTAAAAAAATTGCAGATAGAGCAGGCATAAACAAATCTATTTATCCTCATTTATTTAGACATTCTTTTGCTACCAGCAAACTAAATGCAGGTATGCCATTGCCAGTTATACAACATCTTATGGGGCATGAAAACCCTGCGACTACACAGATATATGCAGAATTATCAGAAGAAAACATAAAACATGAATATAAAAAAATATCTTAGTAAAATTAAATAAGTGTAGGGATTAAACTGAGTATTTCTGTACTTTAAGTGTATTAGTGTAATAAAACAATAATACGAAGGAGGGATTAAAAATGGAAGCATGGAGGGATAAATTGGACAAGTACTTTAATGGGGAACTAAAGCTATTTGAGGAAAATTATACAATAACTTATCCATGCATTTTAAAGAGAGGCAGAAAAAGAATAAAAGCAAAGATAGATTTTCAACATGGAATAGTCTACAACCTAAAAGGAAAAGAAATTAGGAAGGTGAAGGTGGTATGAATAGTACGTTAGATGAATTTGATTTAACTGGGTTAAAATTAACGGAAGAAAAGAAAATTCAATTTAGAAAATTTGATACAGATATGGATCGGATTCTTACCCTATTGAGTGAATTTGACAAAGATAAACTAAATGAATTAGAAGCTTTAGCTAGGAGTTTAGGTAAAAATAAGCCTTGCACTAAAATGTGGGTAAAAAATAGATTCTATGAGTAGGAGGACAAGCATGAAGGATACTACATTTTTATTAAAACAATATAATGATTTAAAAGTAGAAATAAGTGAACTTGAAAATAGAATTGAGAGATTAGAGAATAAAAAGATTAAAATTGAACAAGACAGTGTTAAAGGATCTAGCAATGTTTTTCCTTATACAGAAAGAAAATTTACTATTGAAGGGTATAATTATCCGGAAGCAGATAAAAAAGAAGAAAGATTAATTAAATTAAATAATCTATTAAGCAAAAGAAAAAATAAATGTGAAGATATGAAACTACAGATAGAAGAATTCATAAACACTATTCCAGATTCAAAGACAAGACGAGTATTCCAGTATAGATATATTGATAATCTAAGCTGGCAGGCAATAGCAATAAAAATTAGCAAAACTGATGAAAGCTATCCTAGAAAAATAATCCATGATAAATACTTAGAAAACTTATAATTAATCCGAATAATCCGAATTATATGTGGTATTATGGTATTAATCAAAATTGTATAAAGCAGAGATTTTATCGTACAAAATAAGGTAACTGCTAAAATAAAAAATAATATATTGTGTATGTACTAAAAAGCACTTAGATTAATTTCTGGGTGTTTTTTAATCTCCTATTATTTAGCTATAAAATAACATTTATGCACGCTTATAAATAAGTTTCATATTATATTTATATAGAGACAAGCTATCTATATAATATTGAAAAGCTTAAGATAAAAAAATAGGAGGAAATGATTATGAGAGATTTTTGTAGAACCTGTGCAAAGTTTGCTGATATACTTGGAGCTGAAATTCTAAGTACAGCTGATAATGTTTGTACAGTAACATTTATGAGAGATATTGATGCAGAAATATTAGGAAGAGAAACTCATTCACCATTAGCTTTATCAGCATTGTTTTCATTTGAATCTCCTGATAATGCAGGTAGAACTCTTAATTTAGGTGAAACAGTTATTCTTCAAGAAGAAATAAATGACTTTATATCTGCTTTAAGAGAAAATGGAATATTAGTTACTGCACTTCATAATCATTGGTTGTTCGAAGATCCAAGACTTATGTATATCCACTTTGAATCAATAGATAGACCTTTAAACTTTGCTAGAAAGGTAGCAGAAGCACTTGAGGTATTAAGAGAATAAGATAAAATAAAATCAACAATGGCAGAATAAACACTAAATATTAAAATAAATATATTTAGAGGAAAAATATTGATAATATAATATTGTGTATAAGCACTTAAGGAATATAAACCTTAGGTGCTTTTTACATACCTAAAACAGCCTAGGAGATTATATTCATATTACATAGATAAGAGGTGAGAGGTTTGAAGGTAGGAAAAATAATAGAAATACAACAACCAGGAATGCACAAGAAATTGAATAAAAATAGAAAGCAGAATAATAAAAAACGTAGGAGAGGTAAGAAAGAGGACCTCTCCTTTTCTGATGTCATGGATCTTATGAGTCATGATAGTTATTCCAGGGGGAAAGGTGGAAGTATAAAGCAAAGAACATGGGGAAAGTAGAATAAGAGTGTTAAGAAAGAGATAACTTAAGAGTATACATTGCTAAAAGTCACTAATCTTTAAATAATTGAATATAATAATCATGTAAATATTGAAAAAGGAAGATGATTTTATAATGATACCTAATTATTATGCTTTATGGGATGGATACTGGAGAAGTTATCGCATTAGTAGTGAAGCAGCTGTGCAAATTGCACTACAGCAGGTTCCAGGACAGGTAGTAAGAGTTGAGTTAGATGTCGAAGATGGCATATTAGTTTATGAAGTTAGCATTAGAACCACTGCTGGAATTTATGAAGTAAAAATAAATGCTAACACAGGACAGATAATTGAAGTTGATAGGGATTTTGATTAATTAAATTGTAACAAAACATATTAATTTAAAAAAGAGCTCATAAGGGCTCTTTTTTATATACAAAACAAACAAATAGATTAATTAAGACACTGTAAAAGGTGTCTTTTTTTATGTGTCTTTTAGAGGATTGGCATGTCGTGATGATACCCCACTATCCTCCTATTTAAAACTTAGGAGGCAATTATATGTGTAAACTAAAAAATGAAATTGGTAACACGTATGGTAAATTAATGGTTATAGAAAAATCAAAGAATAGAATCAATAGTGGACTTGTTAAATGGATTTGTAAATGTGAATGTGGAAATATCATAGAAGCACGTGGAGACAGATTGAGAACTAGAAAGACAAAGTCATGCGGATGTTCAAAACATTTCAATGAGTTTATAGATAAAGTAGAATATATTATTGGGATTGACTCAAAAGGAGAGCAATTCACTTTTGACAAATGTGATTATGAATTTATTAAACAATATTGTTGGTATGTAGATAAAACAGGTTATGTTGTATATAAAGATAAAAAAGGAACTCATTATTTGCATAGAGTCTTAATGAAAGCTAAAATTGGACAGTTTATTGATCATATAAATAACAATAAAAAAGATAATAGAAGAGAAAACTTAAGATTTGCAACACAACAGCAAAATAATTTTAATAAATCAATTCAAAATAACAACACATCAGGTATAGTTGGAGTAAGATATGATAAAGGCGTTAATAAATGGATAGCATATATTGGATATAATAATAAAAATATACGTTTGGGAGCTTTTAAAAATAAAAAAGATGCAATTAAGGTAAGGAAAGAAGCAGAAAAAAAATATTTTGGAGAGTTTGCTCACAAAACAAACAATAGGCAGGTGGTGACAATGTAAGTATGGAAAATATAAGAGGACCAGATGCCAAAGAACAGGCTAAGAAAGATTATCTTAAAGGTATGAAATATAAAGACTTAGCTGAAAGGTATTCAGTTAGTTTGAATACAATTAAGTCTTGGGTGAAAAGATATGGTTGGTCAGAAGAGAAAAAACAGAAGGGTGCACACAAAAATAAAAAGGGTGCACCCTTAAATAATAAGAATGCAGCAGGCCATGGAGCTCCAGCAAAGAATAAGAATGCGGAGAAACATGGCTTTTTCTCTAAGTATTTACCGGAAGAAACTTTAGGAATAATGAAAGAAATGGAAACCAAGAAACCTTTAGATATATTATGGGATCAAATAATGTTACAGTATGCAGCAATAGTAAGATCTCAAAGAATTATGTATGTAACAGAAAAAGAAGAAATGATAAAGGAATTAAAAAAGACAAAAGATTCATGGGGAGATAAAAGCTCATCAGAAGAAAGAGAATATGAATTCCAATTTGCTTGGGATAGACAGGCTACTTTTTTAAATGCACAGAGTAGAGCAATGGGAGAACTAAGAAGTTTAATAAAACAATATGATGAAATGCTAAATACTAATTGGGATATGGCTACGGAAGAACAAAAACTTAGAATACAAAAACTTAAAGCTGATATAAATAAAGATGATAACAAGGATAAGCCAATAGAAATACTAATCAAGCGGAAGGGTGAGGATTAATGCCTATAGAGAAAGAAGTTAATCCACACTTTGAAGACTTTATATTCGATTGGATTTGTAAGTTTTATTTTTTAGTAGGTGGCTATGGATCATCTAAAAGTTATCATGTAGCTTTAAAATTAATACTTAAACTATTAGAAGAGAAAAGGACAGCTTTAGTAGTAAGAGAAGTATATGATACTATTAGAGATTCATGCTTTTCTTTGTTTGAAGAGATAATTACAGAGATGGAACTCGATAATAGGATTAAATGTATTACTTCTCCTATGCAAATAAGATTTCCTAATGGCAGTAAGATTATATTTAAAGGTATGGATAAGCCAGCTAAATTAAAATCTATAAACAATGTATCTATAATATGGATAGAAGAATGTTCAGAAGTAAAATATGCTGGATTCAAAGAACTACTGGGAAGGTTAAGACATCCAACACTAGAACTACATATGATACTTTCTACTAACCCAGTATCAAAGAATAACTGGTGTTACAAACACTTTTTTATGGATACTAAAAAGAAGATTTTTATCTTAGATGATAAGGAACTTTACAAAAATAGAATAATTATAAAAAACAATACTTATTATCATCATTCTCTAGCTGATGATAATTTATTTTTGCCTAAAACTTATATAGAGCAACTAGATGAATTAAAAACATATGACATTGATTTATATAGAATAGCTAGAAGAGGTAGATTTGGAGTTAATGGTAGAAAAGTATTACCACAGTTTGAAAAGAAACCTCATTATGAAGTACTTCAAGCAATTCAAAATATTAAAAATCCTATTTATAGGGTTGGTATGGACTTTGGATTTGAAACTTCATATAACGCTATAGTTAGATTAGCAATAGATGATGAGAATAAGATTTTATATATTTACTGGCAATATTACAAGAACCAAATGACAGATGATAAAACAGCAATAGAAATAGCAGAATTTAAGAAAACACAGGAACTAATTAGATCAGACAGTGCAGAGCCTAAGACCATTAAATATTATAAACAAGAAGGATTTAATATGAGGGGTGCTAAAAAGTTCCAAGGCAGTAGACTCCAAAACACTAAAAAGGTTAAGAGATTTAAAAAGATAATTTGTTCAGAAGATTGTCCAGATGTTATAGACGAACTAGAGGATTTAACTTATGCAGTAGATAAAAATGGTGAAATTATAGAAGATGAATTTAGTATAGATCCGCATACGTTTAGTGCTATTTGGTATGGCTTAGATGGGTATGAAGTTGCAGATATAAAAGAGAAAAAATATGATAATTCAGTATATGAAAAAGGAAAAGGAGTTGTTGCAAGAAATACAACTACTGATCCATATGGAAGGAAAGGAGGTACAGTATTCTAATGGAGAAACAAGCGAGAACTATAAGAGATACATTATTAAAGTTGCCGGATAATGAAATAGCTGAAAGAAAACGTGTATTTACTGATTACTATTATTATAAAGGAAAATCTATAGATTTAGAGAAAGCAAAACAAAATCCAGCTTTATATGGTCAGAATTGGCCAATAGATGATAATGTTGATTATAAACCTACTCAAGATATTAGAAATAAGGTCAAGCCGCTACTTAAGAAACAAGCTAGATGGATGTTTGGTAAGAAGCCAACATTGATATTTAAGGCAGATGATTTAAAGGATAAAGAGCAGTGTGAAGAACTAAGAAAATTTATAGAAGATGTATTTGAAAACAATAATTTCTGGAACAATACTAGGAAAGCATTCTTAGAAGCTACTATAAAGAAAAGGGTACTACTTAGAGCTGAAGCTAATCCAGGAGAACCTGTTACAATCAAATATGAGAGTATAGAAAATTTCTTTTACAAAGAGAAGAATGGAAGGATGTTAAAGACTATTTTCTTTGAAGAAGATGAAATGAACGTATACAAAGAAGATAAGGATAAGTTGTATTATTTACATACTTACTATTACAAAGTAGATGGAGATACTAAAGCACTTCAAGCTTGGTATAGAAAAGAAACTTATAAGAATACAGATTTACAGAAAGAATTAACTATAGATCAAGACACAGGATTTTCTACTATTCCATGCTGGCTTATACGAAATGGAGGAGAACTTAATAATACTTTCGGTGAAAGTGACATTACTGATTTAGCAGATGCACAGAATCAATACAATAAAAGAATATCAGATTTCGCAGATGCTTTAAGATTCCAGATGTTTGGTTCTGAAAGTATAATTGATGGTAATGAAGATGATGTAAATAGATTAACTATAGCTCCTAATGCAGTACATGCAATAAAAACTAGAGATGAAGCGTTAGCAGAAGGGAAGCAAGCTACTATTCAGAGGCAAGAATACAATATAGGTAGTAGTTCAGCACTAGATTCTTATCTTGATAGAGCAGATAGTGACATGAAAGAAACATTAGATATGCCTAAGATAAGTGATTTAAATAATATACCTAGTGCTAAAGCTATGATATATCTTTATAATGATTTAATTGCTAGATGTGAGGAGAAATGGAATGATTGGGAACCAGTATTTAAAGACTTGATAGAATATGTTATAGAGGTTTCAAAACATTGTTATTGTGGATGTTTCAAAGAAGAATGGAGAGCTTTAAAATATACTACTATATTTATGCATAACTATCCATTACCTTCTGATGAAGAAGATAAGAAAAAACTTGCACTCGATGAAGTTGAAAAGAATGCTAGATCTATTAGAAACTACATGAAAGAGTTTAGCAATGAAGAAGATATAGAAAAAGCTCTTAGCGAGGTAATAGATGAAGTAACAAGATTAAATGAGGCTAGAATGGCAGATTCTTTTCAAAAGTCCATAAATAGCGAACTAGATGAAAGTATATATAAGACTGGTGATGAATAATGAACTTATATCAGCAGAGAATTTTAAAAGGTAGAAAGCAATTCCTAAGACTTCTACAAGATCAGGAAAAAGAATTATTAGATATTTATGAAGAGGCTAGTAAGCAAATATCATATAAGCTATCTAAGGCTAGTGCAGGAAGTTTAACTGCTAGATATTTAAATGAATTAGATAAATCAATTAATAGATATGTATTAGAATTAAGAACTAATTTAAGTAAATCTATTAAGGAGAGTATAAAAGCAAGTTCTCAGATAGCAAGTTCTGTACAATTAAGTTATTTAGATGCACTAGTTCCTGTGCAAGATATAAAGAGTGTTTTTAATAAAATGTTTACTCAGTTACCCTCTAATATTACTAAACAGCTTATAAGTGGTAATTATTATTCAGATGGCAAAACATTAGATCAAAGGCTTTGGAATATAACAAATAAAAACTCTAGAGACATTGATACTCTTATAAAAATTAATGTGGCTAAAGGTGTTAATGCTAGGGAATTAGCTAAAGAACTAGACAAATATATTAATCCATATAAAAGAATTGAAGCTAAAACTTTACAAACTGGGATGAGTAAAAATATTTCATATCAAGCACAAAGATTATCTAGAACTTGTTTAACACATGCTAACGCTGAAACATATATACAAGGTTCAAAAATGAATCCTTTTAATATAGGATTAAAATGGAATTTAAGTCCTAGCCATTATGAAAGACAAGTAGCTAGATATGGTGAAGATATTTGTGATGAGTATGCAACACAAGACAATTATGATTTAGGTGCTGGGATTTATCCGGCTGATAAATATCCAATAGCACATCCTAATTGCCTTTGTTATCCTACTCAAGAAAATATACCAGCTGAAAAAGCTAGAGATGAATTGATAGCGTGGGTTAATGGGGAAAACAATCCTAAACTAGATAAATGGTTAGATAATTATGGCCAAGAATATGGCATAGCAATATAGGAGGCATATATGAAAGTAATATGTGATAATTGTAAAAGAGAATTTGAAATGTCACAAGATAAATTGAAAGAAACATATTTAGGAGCAATGTATACAGAAGTGTTTTATACATGTCCTCATTGTAATAAAAAGCATTTAGTGTGTGTTATGAATACTAAGTGTAGGAGGCTTAAAAGAAGGATTGAAATAAAAAGCTTAAGAAAATTTAAGGATACTAATGATGTGGATAAGGTTCTAGATGATAAAGATATAGATAATATTCAAAAGGAGTTCAAAAAGGAGATGAATAGGATTAATGGAAAATAAATAAAACTTATTGAATATATTTAAAAGTGAGGTGAAAATTATGCATCATTATATCACAAAGTATAAGGAAAATGGAAAAATATATGCAGAGGCTTGGATACAAATAAATATATTCAGTTTCTGCCTCTGCATATGGAAAAAAAGAATAGAAATTTAGCTATCTAATTTTTTCCCATTTACGACCTTTTTCCTGTGTAGGTGGTAGCCTATCACCAGGATCAATAGTTACAGTTTTTGGTTTAGGAACATTTCCACCACGTGGACCAACCTCTTTATATTTACCAGCTGGTTGGTTATCTGTTCCGGGTTTAATTAAATTACTCATAAAATCACCTCCCTTCAACAAAATTTTACCATATTTGAGAAAGGGGTACAAAGTGTAAGTCTTAGAAATGAGGCTTTTTTATTTTATCTAAAAAGGAGTGAATTTAATGGGATATGAAGTAGCTATAATGACATATAAGAAACATAGTGATTTATTAAAATATATTAGAAGGTATACTGAATATCTCAACGAAGGGAATTTTCACTTGGTTGATTTATTTATAAAAAGTAAAAATGGGAGGATATGTGCGTAGAAAATTCTAAAAAGATAATAGAAACAATTACTACGGCATAAAAACTATTAATTATTGAAAAATTTGAACAATTGAGATTATTTTAAAAGCTAAAGATTGTATAGCTTTTTTTATTTTCATCTTTTTTAGAGAGTAGGAGGAATTAGAACAATGGCAAATTTAAAAGAAATCATAGGAGAAGAGTTATTTAAGCAACTTCCAGTAGATAAGCAAAAAGAATATAAAGATAAAGACTTTGAGGATATATCAGGAGGTGCTTTCATTCCTAAGACTAGATTTGACCAAGTAAATGAACAGGCTAAGGAATATAAAAAGCAGGTTGGCGAGAGAGATACTCAACTTAAAAGCCTAAAAGAGCAATATAAAGATGTTGATGGATTAAAAGAAAAATTTGAAAAGTTAGAATTAGATAATAAAACACAAAAAGAAACTTATGAGAAACAATTAAATGATATTGCTTTTAATAATGCTTTGGAGAAAGGATTAGGTGCTTTTAATATTAAGGATAAAAATTTAATTATGGCGCTTATAGATAAAGATAAGCTAAAAATAGATGGAGATAATGTTATAGGTCTTAAAGAACAAATAGAGCCACTTAAAACAAGTCATGAATATTTATTCGATAAAGAAATAAAAGGCACAGGATCATTTGGTACTGGTGGTAATAATGATCCAGAACCAAATAAAACTAACTTTGCTTCAGAATTAGGAAAGCAAAGAGCAGAAAATATGAAAGCAAAAAGTTTAACAGACTTTGCTAAATAAAAATAAAGGAGGAATGTATTTTGAGACAATCAAGCTATACAATAGGTGCTAAACAAAATAAATTAAGATTAATAGCTGGAGATCATTTTATTTCATTGCCTATTAAAATAAGAAAAGGTGATGTAAAACCACTTTTAGATGAAAATGAGGTGCTTTTAGCAGGTACTTTAATTACTAAAGATGGTAAGAAAGTAACTTCAACTTCAAGTGAAACAGATGTATTTGGTGTTGTATATCAAGATATATCTTTCAAAGGTTCAATGTCACCAACAGCAGATAAAGATGACGCAACAGAAGTAGTGCCAGTATTTGTCCATGGTGCTTTATATGAAGATGCAGTTAAGTTTAATTCAGATGAAGCTATTAAAAAAGTTGAAATGGCAGCATTAAAACAAATAATTTTTGGAGAATAAGGAGGAAATATATATGCCAAATTTAAGAGATTATATTAATTCAAAAAACATAGCTCTTTATATTAAAGAGTTACCAGCAGAACAAACAATAGATAAGGCTCTATTCCCTGATAAAAAAATTAGTGGTACAAAGTTAGAAATGGCTAAAGGTGCTAAGAAGAAACCAATAGCTTTAAGAATGAGCACGTTTGATGCAAATACAAAAATGAGAGCATTAAGTGCTGATTTAAATGTAAAATCAACAGAAATACCATTTTTCAAAGAAGGTATGGGAATAGACGAAACAACTAGAAGAGATCTACAAAATGCAATAGGAGCAAATAATGAAAACTTTATAAATGCATTATTAGGACAGGTGTTTGAGAACTATTCTAATTTAATAGATGGAGCAAATATAATTTCAAAGAAAATGAGATCATCAGTAATTCAAAATGGTTTACTGAACTTTACTTCAAAAGATGGAGATATTGTAGTAAAATATGGGGTTCCAGATAATCATAGGGAAGTATTAACTGGAACAGATAAGTGGACAAATCCTGATGCCGATATTATAGGAGATATTAAAGCTTGGCAAAAGGTTATTACAAATGACCAATATGCAAAGCCTAAAACATTACTGTTAACTGAAAATACTTTTGATAGTACATTTTTAGTTAATAAAGCTATTACTAACCACATTAAGAACAGTAATTTAAATACTTCATTAATTTTAAGTCAAGCAAATTACATTCAATTTGTAAAAGAGGTAATGCAATTAACAGTTGTATTCTTAGAAGATGCTACTTATATTCCATCAGAAGGTGCTGATCCAGTTCCATATTATGTGGATGGCAAAGTAACACTTATGAGTGGAACAACTTTGGGTAATACCGTTTATGGTACAACTCCAGAAGAATTTGATAAACAATCAGGTTCATCTAAACTGGATACTTATATGATTGACACAGGAATTGCAGTTACAACTATGGTTAAAGAGGATCCAGTTACAGTAGATACTAAGATAAGTGTAATGCCTATTGTTTCATTTGATAGGGCAGATGAAGTGTTCTTTGCAACAGTATATTAATTAGAGTAGTCAATATGACTGCTCTTTAGTTTTTTACAAGAAAGGAGATTTTTATTATGGCAAAGTCTAAAGAAGAAAATATAGATGTTATGGAAGATGAAAAAGTAGAAGAAAAAATTTTTAAAGCTAAGGCTAAGCAATATATAAAATATGCAGGTACACATATTAAAATTGATGAAGAATTTCAAGTTAAGGAATGTGATTTAGAGGAGCTAAGAAAATATGCTGAAATAGAAGAAGGTGAATAAGAATGACACCTATAGAAATTTTAAAGTTTAATCTTCAAGAACGACAGTATCCTTATTTTGAAGATGAAGAGATAGATGTATTATTAGAAACAAATGATAATGATATAAATAAAGCAAGTTGGAAAGGATGTTTGTTCAAAGCAAATGCTGATGATGCTGTAAATATGGGACCACTTAAAACAGAATCAAATAGAGAATACTGGCTAGGGCTTGCGGAACAATACAAAAGTGATTATGAAAGAAGTTTATCCAATGGTGGAACTACAACAACAGGCTATAAAACATCAATGAGAAGGATTGATGGCCAATGATAAATGAAGCAAGAATAAAAGCACAAGCTAAGAAAAACATATCTAAAAGGCCAACACATATAATTCTTATGAGAAATGTAAAAATAAGCAATGGTATGAGAGGTGGCAGAGAAAAACCAGATAAAGTAGCTAAGCTAGACATATTTCTTGATGATACCAAACATAATTTGATTTTAGATAATGTAAAAGAAGCTGGAATTGCTAAAAGAACTAGAGGTATCTCAATGTTTGCAGTAACTGAAGGTATAGAAATAAAAGAGGGAGATCACTTTGAAGCTAACGGTTATAAATATAGAGTAACTTATCCAGGAATGATTATTAAGGATGTCTATAATAGCGATTTGGAAGTGATTAAGAATGGCTGATGGTTGTAAACTAGAAATGCATGGATTAGACGAAGCTATGGAAAAGTTAAAGGAATTTACTCCAAAGCTTAAAGCAGCTCTTGCACTAGATGCTCAAAATATAGCAATGCAGATGGAAAAATGGGCTAAAGAAAATGTAGTATGGACAGATAGAACAGCTCATGCAAGATTATTTTTAACATCTACTATAAAATGGACAAATACAAATACATTAATGGTTGCATTAAGCCATCAAGTAGATTATGGAGTCTATCTTGAATTATGCAATGAAGGTAAATATGCAATACTTGAAAGAGCTATACAAGAGTTTGCTCCACAATTCATGGAAGGTTGGAAGAAAATAATCCAATCAGCAGGAGTGATTTAATGACAAGAAAAGAAATGTTTGATTTAATAGATCCTTTATATCCTTGTTATGCAATAGGTGAACATGAGGGAGAATGTATAGAATCTTATATAGTTCTAAAATTTGAAAATCAAGTACAAAGCATGAATAACAGTCAATGTGGTTGGCAGTTTGTTCATGTTTTTTTATATGCTCCTTTAGGAGATATAACTATACTTGATGAAATGTTAAACAAGGTCCAGAAACTCTTAAATGAAAAATTAGAATTTACAGGAGATATAACACCAGAACTTATAGAAAATGAAAAGAAAGCTTATTTTAGAAGATTAAAATACAAAATACCGAAGGAGGTAATTTAATGAGTACAACAGGAGAAATTTTATATAATGTTAAAAAAGTTATTTTGACACCAATAGATGAATTTACAGGATTACCATTGAATGGAGGTAATCCAATTAATATTCAATGCGATAGTGAAATAGAAACAGATCCTGAAATATCACAAGGACAGGAAAAACAACTAAGGGATGATCAAAAGATATTAGCTACAGCTAGCACACCGGATTTACTGTATGGATACAAATTAAAAATGAAAAATACAACATTTGAATTAACAGTAGCAGCATTAATTGAAGGTGGAATAATTCGTTATGATAAAGATGACCCCACTAAAATTGTGGGATATGATACACCAATGCTTAGTGAAGGTTCTAAAATAAAACCATTTAAAGCCGATATATTTGTGGCAAATTATGAAGGTGAAGATATTAAAAACTATGCTAAAGTAACGTTTAATAAATGTACTGGAAAAGCATTTAAAATGGGATTCAAAAAAGATTTCTTTTCACCAGAGTTTGAAGTTAAATGCAGAGAAAACACTAAAGCTAAATTGCCTATAAAATCTATAGAATTTGTTGATTCATTACCACAAGACATAGAAGAGGGTAAAAAAGAATCCAATATTACAGATAATCAATAATCTTAAAAATAGAGGGCTATAATATGCTCTCTTTTTAAATTTAAATTTTAGGAGGAATTAGTATGGCAGTAACAAATATAGAGGAATTAAAGGCTAAAAAATATATAGAAGTAGAATTACCTGGATGGGATGTAGAAGATACATTTACAGTTAAATTACAAAGAGTTAATTTATTAGATTTAGCAGCTAAAGGTAAGATACCTAATCCACTTATAGGACCTGTAATAGATCTATTCCAAGGTAAAGGTCCAGGAGGAAAAGATGGAGATAGTTTAAAAACTGTTAATGAACTTGCTGAACTATTTTGTGAAACAACAATGGTTGAACCAACATTTAAAGAAGTTCAAGAAGCTATAGGAATGACAGATGAGCAGAAAATAATAATATATAATTTTGTAGTACACGGGGTAAGAACTTTGGAACCATTTCGTAAAAAGCCAGAAAATGATAAGTCTAATGACAATGGTGAAGATGTATCATAAGACACCAAGTGAGGTATTAAGAATTGAAGATGAGTATGTAGCTTACTGCATTGATGAGGCTATGACAGAGTTTATATATAGAATAGAGAATGGAGAAAAACCACGATTTGAAATTAAAAACAAAGATAGAAAAGATAATCCAGGATTAAAGATGCTTTTGGGGTAGGTATTCCAATATTGTAATATATATTATATAATTGATATATATTTACATATTGGAGGGGATTATATGAAGAAAATATCTAATAAAATTTCATTGTTATTTGTACTTATCTTATCTTTTACATTAATAGTGTTAGTAGGTTGTGCTCCAAAAGGAAAACCCGAAGAAACTCTAAATGCTTATTATGAAAACATAAAAAATGATAATGCGGAAGGAGCTTATGAGACACTATCTGAACAAAGCAAAAAAGATTTTAAAAAGGAAGATTTTATTAAGTGGCAAGAGGCACAACAAAAGACATCTCTATTAAAGGAAGCAAAAGTTGAAAAAATAAATGAGTCTAAGGATAAGGAGCTAAATGGCATCAAATTTAAGAATGTAGTGGAGTTTAATGTATCTGAAAAAGTAAAAAATTTAATAGATAATAAAGATGAATCTTTAAGCTATAAAAGATATGTTGTAAATGATAATGGATCTTGGAAAGTTTACAGAGATAAAGAAAATGGAAAAGAAAGAATAGCTCAGGCGTTGAATAGAGTAGCATGGATATACATGGCAAGTGAAAAACAGGATCTAAATCAAGCTGCAACTATATTGAATGATGCATTAAAAGAGAATAAAGATTATATTTACACATATTATTCTTTAGGAAATGTTTATTCTAGATTAGGAAGATATGATGAGAGTATTAGTAATATTAATAATTATATATCTAAAGAAAAGGATTCTTCTAAAACATCAGATGCTTATAATATTTTAGGTGTAGATTACGAAGGAAAAGGTGAATATAAGAAAGCTAAAGAATATTATTCAAAAGCTATAGAGTTGAATTCAAATAATCAGTATGCTAAGACAAATTTAGAAAGAGTTAAACAATATTAAAAGAATCGCTTATGCGGTTCTTTTTTTATACCTCAAAATAGGAGGTGAAGAAATATAAGTATTGATTTAGGAAGTGTGTATTCAAGTATAGATTTAAGATTAGATAAATTTGAAAGCTCTGTATCAAAAGCGATACAGGGCTTTTATAAATTACAAACTAAAGCTCAAGAATCTAGCTCTATAATGGATAAGTCAGTTTATACTGCAGTATCTAATATAGAGAAAAGTTATAAGCTTTGGGAAAATGCTAATAAATCAAGTGGTAAAAGCTTAGAAGATAATAGTAAAAAAATTGAAGCATATAAGTCTAGCATGAAACTATTAGATGATGAGATTAAGAAGTCTGAAAAGACTTTAGAAGACATAGGCAAAAAATGTGGTGAGAACTCTAAGGAATATGAAAATTTTAAATCTCATGTATTAGATTTAAAACTGAAGCACTCAGAATTGTCACAAGAATTAGAGAAAGCTAGTAAAACTACAATTACTGTAGCTGATAAATTTAAAAATCTTGATGAAGGTTATCAAAAGACAAGTACTCAAATAAGCAATCTAGAAAAATCTTATAGATTGCTTGATTTAACTCAAGAAAAAAGTGGCAAAGGCATCTTTGATAATTCTGAAAAGATGAACAAACTAAAAAAAGAAATGTCTTTACTAGACAGTGAAATAAAGAAACATGAATCTCTTTTAAAAGAAGTAGAACAGGAGTATGGTAAAGATTCTAAAGAAGTTGAAGAATACAAAGGCAAAATACTAGATTTAAAGATAGCTCATGCAGAACTTGGCTCTGAATTAAAAAAGACAGAAAAAGAAGCTACTACTTTTTCTGGTAGGTTGAAAATACTAGGTAATGAATTTGAAAAGATAGATAAAAAATATGAAACATTTGATAAAGTAGGAGATACACTTCAAGGTATAGGTAATAAACTTACAACCCATGTTACTCTTCCTATTATAGGTGCCGGTACTGCAGCTACTAAATTTGCATTTGATTTTGAAAGTGGTGCTGCCAAGGTAAGTACAATTGCAGATACTACAAAAGTTCCAATAGAAGATTTAAAAAGAGGAGTAATTGACCTTTCTAATAAAACAGGAATGAGTACTAAAGAATTAAATGAATCTTTATATCAAGCTATTTCAGGTTCAGTAGATACAGCTAAGGCGGTTGATTTCTTAGATGTTGCAGTAAAAGCTGCCAAAGGTGGTTTCACAGAAACATCAACAGCAGTAGACGGCTTGACAACTGTGCTAAACTCATATGGATTAGAAGCAGATAAAGCTACAGATATTTCAAATCAGATGTTAATTTGTCAAAATTTGGGAAAAACAACTTTCGGTGAGCTTGCAAGTGCTGTAGGTAAAGTAACTCCAATAGCTGCTTCACTTGGAATCAAAACAGATGAATTGTTTTCTAGTTTAGCAAGTACAACTGCACAAGGATTAAATACTGCAGAATCTGTTACAGCACTTAAGGCAGCTATGTCTAATATAATAAAACCTTCAAAAGAAGCAGGGGAAGCGGCAGAACAATTAGGTATAGACTTTTCTGTTTCAGCTCTACAGAGTAAGGGCTGGATGGGATTTTTGCAAGACGTAAAGAAAGGATTATCCAATGCGAGTCCTGAATTTGATAAATTGAGTCAAAGCATGAGCGATAATGCTCATAAAATGTTAGAACTAGAAAATGCGGGAAAGAAAGGCACTAAAGAATATAAGGAATTAAGTAAAGCACAAAAAAATGCAAGTAAAGATTTAGAAATGATGGCACAAGCAGCAGATTCGCCAGTAAGTGCTATGGCTACTATGTTTGGTTCAGTAGAAGGATTAAACAGTATTTTAATGTTAACTAGTGAAAATGGGATAGCAAAATATAATGCATCTATGCAAGAGATGCAAACTAATACTACAGCTTTAGATGATGCCTATAACAAAATGGAACAATCTACAGAAACTAAATTTGTTAAGGCTATGAATAAAGCCAAAAATTCTCTTATGGAATTAGGAATTAAAGCATTGCCTATTGTTGATAAAGGTATAAATTTAATATCTAAATTTGCAGATTGGATGAATAAATTAAGCCCTGTTACACAAGAGTTTATAATAAAAACAGCACTGGCAAGTGCGACATTAGGACCATTTATAAGTGGTTTAGGTGGTGCTTTTAAAGGCATAAATACTTTGATTAAAACAGGCAAAAAGGTAGGAGTATTTTTTGGAATATTTAAGGAAGCTTCGACTGTAGCTACTACAGTTGAGGGTGTAGGAACAGCTGCAAAAGTTGCTGGAGGTTCAGGAGGACTTGGCTTATTTGCAGGTGGACTTGGAGCAGTTGGTAGTATAGCATTACCAGTAGCGGCAGGAATTGTAGCAGTTGGAGGAGCTATATATTTAGCACATAAAAATACACAATATTTAAATGATAGTTGTATAAAGAGTGCAGAAGATATGGGAACTATGGAAACTGCAATGGCGGGACTAAATGGACATGTTATTCTCACCAATAAACAATTAGAAGAAATGAATGTAAAACATAGGGAGTGGAGTAAAAAGGTAAGTCCAGAAACTCAAAAAGCTTTAGATGGCATAGCTAATAAAATAGCTAATTATAATATGGAGCTTAATGGAGCTTCTAAACTAGATAAATTAGCAGATGCTGAAACTGGAAGAAACCTTAATGCTAAACTGGATGATATATGTAACAGTGCTATTAATAAAATAAAATCTAAGCAGCCAGAAATAAAAAAAGTTTTAGAGGATAGCTTTAAGGCTGATGGATTAGATGCAAATGAGAAAAAAATATTAGATTCTCTTAATAAAAGTGGAAATGATCAAATAAAAAAGATTCAAGATACAAAGAAAAAAATATTAGATTTAGAAAAAAGAGCTAGTAAAGAAACAGGAGACGTAAGGAAAAAGACATTACAAGAAGTCGAAAAATTAACCCAGCAAATTGGATCAATTGAAATGAAAAATACTGTAAAATCTAAAGAAGAACTTTTAGCAGCTCAAGCTGATTTTAACGCTAGAATGAAAAACTTAGATATGGAAGGAGTATCTAAGTTAATGGAATCAAAGGCAAAAGCCAGAGATGAAGAAATAAAGAAAACAAAAGAAAATTATGATAAGCAAATAGAATATTTAAAATTGTATTCTAAGGATGCTGATAAGGAAACACAAAAGTTAATTGAGGATAAAATAAAACAATTAGAAGGTGCAAAACAAAAAGAAATAGGTGTAGAAAATGAAAAGTATCAAGGATTTTTAGATGCAGCAATAGAAAAATATCCACAACTAATAAATTATTTGGATCTTCAACATGGAACAATATTGAACAAAGAAGAACAACAAACGCAACGGGAACTAAATAATTATAGCTGGAAAATGGATGGTATGAGAAATATAACTGAAAATGGCTATTATAAGATACAAGATCGAGTTACAGGAGCAATGCACAATTGTTATGTAGAAGTAGATAAAGCAACCGGACAAATAGTAGGAACCTGGGATTTATCTACTGGTGAGATTTATGGTAATCCTATAAAAGCTAGAGAAGATATAGATAAAGACTTAAAAAAAGGAGTCCCGTTTCAAGAAATAACTAAGAAATATAATAAAGAACAAATAGCAATAGCAGATAATCATCTTAAAGTAAATGCTGATATTAATTATAATTTATTCGATTGGGTCAGAGATGCACATTCTAATGCGCAAAGTTGGCTAAGCAAACATCCTTTTATTGCTAATGTAGTTCAACAAGTTATTCATCCAAATCAACCTTTTATTCCAAAGGTGGGAAATAATTGGACTGGAACCGATTATTGGAGAGGTGGATTAACATGGATAGATGAAGATGGTAGCGAATTAATACAATTACCAGGTAAGGGACCTAAACTAGTAGATTTGCCTAAAGGGACTAAAATATTCAATAATACACAATCAAACTCTATGAAAGAAAGATTGTCTAAAAAACAAGTGAAAAACCAGAAAGGGTATGTTGCAGGTACAGATTTTGCAGAGGCAGGAATACATGAAGTAGCTGAGGACGGTTTTGAAATAGTAGCATCTAGGCAGTATAGATTATTTAACGGTGGAGAAAAAGTATTTAATAATCGAGGATCTAAAAAGATATTAACATCATTGTTAGGGGATAATAAGGCTAATAATGATCCTGAAAATATTGCAAAAGAAGCCATGTCGGAGGCTAAAGAAAGTGTAGCTGTTAATCCTCGAGTTGGTGTATCAGAGAGTGTAATGAAAGATAGATTAGCAAGACAGCTAAATTGGGGAGCTAATAGTAAAAAGGAATATCAGAAGTATTTGGAGTTCATAGATCAATTAAATAAAGAAGAAATTCAAAAAAGTAAGGAATATCTAAAAGAAGATTATGATAATAGATCTAAGAGCATAGAAGATAGGCTAAAAATTCTTAAGAATGAAAATTCTATAGAGTTACAAACAGAAAAGGCAAGAATAGATTCACAGATAGCCTATTATCAAAAGTTGCAAAAGAATACTAAAGATAAAAATGCTAAGGCTAATTATGCTAATCAGATAGCTGCTTTAAGACAGTATCAGAAACAAGTTTTGAATACTACTAAAGCGAATCAGAAAGCACAAGTTGATAGCTTAGAGCGTTCAAAAAGGGCGCTTAAAGAATATTATGATGATGGTATGAAATTACTAGACAAGAGAGAAAAAGAAGTGAAAAAATCTCTTAAAGTACAGGAAAATGTATTTAACAATACAATAAATGAATACAATGAAGCTATAAAAAGGTTAAGTATTGATACTAAAGATTTAAATCAAAATTTATTAAACCACCAAGCAATAGTTATTCTTCAGGGAGAAAAGATAAAAGAACTTGAAAATAGATATAAAGAATTAGCGAAGACTTTTGGGTATACAGCAGAGGAAACTATAAAAGCTAAGAAATCATTAGAAGAAGCAAAAACTGAACTAATTAACATGAGCAACGCAGTTGATGATGCAAAACAAAAGATTATAGATGCTCAAAAAGAAGCAGATAAAAAAGTATCTGATAGTATTAATAATATGGTTGATAGAATTAAGTCAGCATTAAAGCAACGATACGAAGATGAACTAAAGGCACAAGAAGATCACATAAACAAAGAATTAAAGGAACTAGATAGATGGAAAGATGAATCCATAAAAAGAATAGAGAGCTTTTATGATGCTAAGATTGAAGCTATAGATAAACAACTTGTAGAAGAAGATAAAGCTGATAAGAATGCAGAAGAACTAAAAAAAATAAATCAACTCGAGACAGCATTAGAATATGAACATAATCAATTCAACAAAATTGAAATTCAAAAGGAGCTTAATAATCTTCTTAAAGAGAGAGAAAAAAGACTTCACAAAGAACAACTCCAGGAAGAAAAGGAAAAGTTACAGGAACAAAAAGAAAATGAATTAAAAAATATTAATTCCATATATGAAAGCAATAGACAAAGTTTAGAAAAACAACTTGAGGATTATAGAAGTTTTTGTGCTAAAAAAACTAATGATGCAGCACTCCAGGCTGAAGCCGAAAGAATTATAATGGATAATAATCAAAAGGAAATTATTGAATTGTTACATTCTTATGAGGAAGCTTATCAACAAGCAGGACAAAGTCTTGGAGAAAAACTTGTAGAGGGCTTTAAGCCTAAAATAGAGGAACTTAAGGACATGATAGCTAGTATACAGGAAAGTTTTGAAGTTGCTAGAAATTCAGCTTTAAATTCAATGGCTGCTCGATCTTCTGCGATAAATTCAATTCAGCAATACTCTAGTAATGCAAGTTCAACTAGTATTGATAATAGTAGGAGTGTAGTAAACCACAATAGTTTTACTTTTAATAGCCCTAGAGCATTATCTCCAAGTGAAATGATGAGAAAGAATGAAGTAATGATAAGGAATTTAAACTTTAGTACATCTTAAGGAGGAGTAGAAGTTGCAAAAAATTATATTTAAAAATGAAAGGGGACAGAGTATAGAATTAGGTAACTCTGCTCCTTTTATTTTAACTAAAATTGAGATAGGAAGTCCTAAAACAACAATATTGACAAGTAAATCTCCTGGACAGGATGGTAAGACACATCATGGAACTTTTTTAGATGAGAGAATTTTACCAATAGAGGGAGCTATAGTAGGAGATACTGTAGAAGATATGTATAGAAAGAGGCAAAAGCTTTGTAGTATATTTAATCCTAAGATAAATGGTACTCTTACTTATATCAATAATGCTAGTGAGCATGTTATAAATTGTATTGTAGATAGTTCTCCAACATTTAGAGAACAAATAGATGATATGCAAGAGTTTCTAATACAGTTTTATTGTCCTAATCCCTTATGGATGGATTTAATAGAAGAAAAAGAAGAAATAGCATTATGGATAGGGGATTTCCATTTTCCTTTAATTATTCCACCAGAAGGTATCATTATGGGACATAGAATAAGTAATTTAATAGTTAATGCTAAGAATAAAGGGGATGTAGAATGTGGAATGAGGATTGAATTTAGAGCATTAGCCACTGTAGTTAATCCTTCTTTATTTGATGTATATACCAGAAAATATATTAAAGTTAAAAGGACATTGCAAGCTGGAGATAAGCTAGTTATAAATACATCTTTTGGTAATAAAAGAGTAGAAATGATAAAAAGTAATGGAATTAAAATAAATGTATTTAATTATATAGATTTAGCAAGTGAATTTTTACAGTTAAAAGTTGGAGATAATTTATTAAGGTATGATGCAGAAAAAGGATTGGATAACTTAGAAATGGCTTTATACTATAAGCCACTTTATATAGGAGTGTAGTTTATGAATAAGGTACCAATTAGAATTATAGATAAAGATTTTAACTTACTAGGTGAAGTAGATGACTATGAATCTCTTGTATTTATAAGAAGATTTAGCCGAGTAGGAGAATTTGAACTTCACATAAATTTAGAAAAAAATAATGTGGATAAGCTCCAGGAGGATAACCTAATCCTTTTAGGAGCTTATTTTAATAAAGTAGGAATTATAGAGTTTATTGATAAATCTACAAGTGAAGATGGTAAAGAGCAGTTAGTTATTAAAGGAGCTACTTTAAAGGGGAAAATTAAAGACAGAACAACAGTACCACCTATAGGACAAGGATACGACAATGCAACAGGAACACAAGAAACTATAATAAAAAAATTTGTAGATAATAATGCTGTCAATCCAGTAGATAGAGATAGAATTATTCCTAATTTAATTATCGCTGAAGACAAACAAAGAGGAAAACAAGATGCATGGCGTGCTAGATATGAAAACTTAGCTGATAAGATTACTGAAATAGCTGAATATAGTAATTTAGGTTGGGATATTACATTAGATACTGACAATAATAAATTTGTATTTGATGTAATAGAAGGAAGAAACCTTACTGCAGATCAAGAGCAACTGCCACCAGTTATATTTTCGGTTGACTTTGATAATATAAAGAATAAGCATTTTGTGAAGAGCTTACTTAATTATAAAAATGTAGCTTATGTTGGAGGAAAAGGTGAAGATGAAAAAAGATTAATACAACAAGCAGGCAATGCTAAAGGTTGGGCAAGGAAAGAAACTTTTATAGATTGTAGTCAGGCTGATGATATTACTGAACTGAAAACTATGGGAGAACATAAGCTTGATGATTTTAATATAACAGAAACATTTGAATCCAGTGTAATTTCTTTCGGTTCCTTTAATTATATGCAAGATTGGGATTTAGGAGATATAGTAACTGTAATAGATAGAAAATGGGGCATTACTTTAAATACAAGAGTAACAGAAGTTAAAGAAATTTATGAGGTAGGAGGATTTAACTTAGAATGCATTTTTGGGAATAATATTCCTACTATTATAGACAGCATAAAAAGAATATCTAAAAAGGAAGTGAGATAATGGAGAAATCAGGTTTTTTTAATGCTATGAAAGTAGGTGATACATGGGATAGGGTATATAAGGCAGAAAATTATGCAGAGTATTTTGCTAGTTTTATTGGAAATGGTGTGTTTCCTAACCCATCTACAAATTTACAGGTAATAGGAACGGATAAAATGCAGGTAATAGTTAAGCCAGGCAAGGCTTGGATTAATGGCTATAAGTATGAAAACACAGATGATTTAATTTTACCTATAGATGTTGCAGATGGTGTATTGCATAGAATAGATAAGATAGTATTACGATATGATGTTGTTGAAAGAGAAATAAGAGCAAAAATAAAAAAAGGGGAGTTTGCTAGTGAACCTAAAGCACCGCAATTGACCAGAGATGCTGATATGTATGAATTAGGATTAGCAGATATAAAAGTTAATGCTGGATCTATAAGTGTAACGCAAGCTTATATAACAGACTTGCGACTAAACAAAGAGCTATGTGGGATTGTGCATGGAACGGTTGACCAGGTAGATACAACTACCATATTTAATCAATATTTGGAATGGTATAAAAATATAACAGGAAAAACAGAACAAGAGTTACAAAACATAAAGGAAAATTTAAAAACAGATTTTATGTTTTGGTTTGATGGACTGAAAGAAACACTAAGCGGGGATGTTGCGGGTAATTTGCTTAATCTTATAAACACTAATACTGAAAACATAAAGACTAAAGTGTCTAGCCAAGAACTTAATGAATTTAAAGATGATACAGCTTCACAATTGGCTGATATTACGAAGGACAGTTATCCAATAGTAGAAGCTACTGGAACTAATGCCTATGTCGGCTCTAGTGATAAGATTACTAGTTTAAAAAAAGGAACTAGATTTACATTATTTATTGGTAACAATGCTACAGGAAATTGCACTATAAATATTAATAATTTAGGTACTAAATATATAAAAGATTGTTTTGGAAATATTATAAAAAATTTAATATCTAATATACCATACAATCTTTGTTACAATGGCGTGGATTTTATATTACAGGGTAAGGGAGGTGGTGGAAATCTTAAACCCAATCAAGCACTTAAAGGATATAGTTTTACGAATGATGATGGCCCACAAGTTGGTAGTGGTGATCCAAATTTAATACCTGAAAATATATTAAACGGTAAAAATATATTTGGTGTTACAGGAACAGTCAAACCAGCACCAGCCCCATTGCCAATTCCGCCTCAAGGTTTCACAAGATATTTAGTAGGGGTAACAGATAAATATGTGTTAGCATATACAAACGAATCATCAACTAATATTAATAATCCAATTATATATTATAAAGATAATGGTGCTTTATATGCTCATTATAATAAAATGAACACTTATTCAAATTATGTATTGTTTTGTCATGATGGATTTTGGTACTATAAAGATTCTATGTTTTATAAGTATTCTTATGAAAATATATTATTGCAATCAATGCCGTATGTTAGTTCAGCTTATCAAAAGTTATTTAGAGAAAATACCGCTGTTGGAAACAGTGATTATTTCTACACTAATAAAATGTCTTTTAATGCAAGTAATTTTGTACTGGGATCAGTTTGGTATATAGATTTTGGTAGACCAATTATGAATGGAATAAAAAGACAATGTTATTTGTATTCACCTTCGGAAACACTAACACCCCTAAGAGGAAAAGAAGGTCCAATTGAAAGTGATACAAAAAAAATGAATACTTATGAGCTACCACTTGAAATTTATTAACAGGAGGGTCAATATGAAATATTTAAAAATAATTAATCTAATAGACAATAATGGTATATGTCAATATAAAGGATTAGATACAAATCAGTTTTGCATCGGTAGTCAAATGGTCGATTTTGAGGAAAATACTTGTGTTATTAAAACAATGGAAGAAAAAATTCCAAACAATTCAGATTTAATAGTATTAAGTGAAGATGATTATAAAACTGAATTTAAGAACATAGAAAATAAAATATTATCTGAAGAACCAAAATCAAAAGAAGAAATTTCACAAGAAAAGCAACAAGCTTTAAATGCAAAATTGCTTAAAGATAATGCAGAGATACAAATAGAATTAAATAAACAGAAAGAATTAAATGCAGATTTGTTATTAAAAATAGCACAATTAGGAGGTAATGCAAATGCTTAGTTATATTAAAGAATATTTTTTTATAGGGTTATATACAGAAGAGGATTTAGATGTATTCGTAACAGCTAAATGGATAACTGTACAAGAAAAAGAAAATATAATTAAGACACAATAGATAAAATATCTACATTTATACTTACTAGTGTGTATTTATAATTTATAGTATGTATTGTATAATCTTCAAGAGGGGGAAATTACATATGGCAACTATAAGAAAAAATATTACACTAGATCTTAAAGTGTATGAAGATTTTTGTAAGATAGCTGAAAGAAAAGGAATAAGGATGTCTACATGGATTAATGCAAAAATGAAAGAGTTTATAGAAGAAGAACAAGAAAGGGTTATAGAAGGATAAGATGTGTATAAAATTTACATTTTTGATTTCAGATTGACAAATTTTCATATATCATATATACTATATAAATGATGCAAATATTAAAAAGAAGGGTTTAAGAGGTTAGAACAGATATTAATTTTGAAGAATATGAAAATTTAATTGGAAAACTAAGTAATCCAAAAGTAAGAGAATGGTATATTTATCATGATAAAAACATTGTTAATAAAATAGATAAATCATTAGCAATAAAAGAGCAAGCTATAAAGGCTCATTTATTAAGAAACAAATATAGAATGCAAGCTAGAAGATTAATGAAAGATAGAGAGTTAGCAGCATATTTGAATATTAATAATTCTAATTTACCATTTGAGTATTATGAAAATAAATATTTAAAACAAGGATACACTGGTAATTTACTTTATAGAAAAATATTAGAAGCTTCAAATAGGACAAATAAAGAAGTAAATAAACAATTAGGAATAATATAATAAGAACTGGAAGGCACTTAATAAGGTGTCTTTTTTAGTTCCCAATAGTGAGTATTTATAGATATAAATACTTGTAAATGGCTATAAATAAGGGCTTATAAGTATAAATGGATATAATTGGTAATAGATAAACTATGCGTACCAAATATCAATAATAGCTGTAAACAAATATTTAAGCAATATTAAGGATTTTTAGGATTAAATTTTTTTGAAAAAGTGTTGACTCTAACGCCACGTCATAGTGCAATATATATGTAGAGCTTATCTATATCAACAAAAACTCATAGCCGGTGGAGTATTAGATAGTAGTGATAGCCCTAAAATTAAACTTTGAGGTGTAGCAATGAGAACAGTAAAACAAGTTTCGGATTTGACAGGAATAAGTGTGCGTACACTACATTACTATGATGAAATAGGATTATTAAAACCAAGTGAAATAACAGAAGCAGGTTACAGACTTTATGACGATGAAGCTCTTAAAACTTTGCAGCAAATTTTATTTTTTAAGGAACTTGATATACCTTTAAAAGATGTTAAAGAGATAATGTCGAGCCCATACTTTGATAAAATGCAAGCACTAAAAAATCAGAAAAAGTTGCTTTTGTTAAAACGCAAAAGATTGGATGGCTTAATAAAGCTTATAAATAAAACATTAAAAGGAGAAAGCACAATGAATTTTAAAGAATTTGATATGAGTGAATATTTTAATGTATTGGAAGAATTTAAAACAGAACACGAAGATAAGGTAACTAGACTTTATGGTAGTGTAGATAAATATAATGAACTTATTGAAAAATGTAAAGCTAATAAAGATGAAATTGCTAAAATGGCTATAAAGCAGTATGGGAGTATTGAAAAGTATGCTAAAGCTGTAAAGAAAAATCTTAATAGTGACATGTTAACTTTAGCAGAAAAATATGACGTATTTAAAAAAGATTTTTTAGAAGATAAGCATCCTAAATTAAGAGAACTATATAAAAAGCTTGTATCTGACTTAAGTAAAGATCCTTCTTCAAAGGAAATTCAACAAATTGCTGAAGAAATAACAAATACAGCTAAAAAAGATTATGAAATTTTCAAAATGGATAATGGAGATGATCATTGGTACTATATGATACAAATGTATTTGGTATATCCTGGATGGATGGAAGTAGTTGATAAGAAATATGGAAATGGTGCATCTAAATTTATTGGAGAAGCTCTAAAAAATTATTTGGGAGATAAGCATCCTAAAGTAGAAGGACTATATGAAAAGCTTACATCTGACTTAAGTAAAGATCCTTTTTCAAAAGAGATTCAACAAATCATTGAAGAAATATCAGATGAAAGTAAAAAAAGTCAAAAATTATACAAAGTGGATGAGGGAGAGAATCATTGGGGTTATATGGCAGAACTCTATTTATCAGATTCTATGTTGCAAGAAGTAACTGATGAGAAATATGGCAATGGTTCATCTAAATTTATTGGAGAAGCTTTAAAATTTTATTCTGAAAATAGTAAGTCATGAATTAGAAACTATCAAAAGGGTATGTTAAGCAGACAATAATAGACTAAATACACAATATGACATATTATTAAAGAGCACTTATAAAAAGTGCTTTTTTAGTTCTCATTATTTTTATATCGCGACACAATTAAATAAATCATAAAGGCAAAATAGGAACCGTTAGGTCTTTTTATTTTGCCTATTTTTAATTACTGGAGGTGTAATGTGGATTCTAATATTCAACAGGAAATACTAGAAAGAATAGTAAGGATAGAGACAAAGATAGATGGATATAACAGTACAAGAGAAAAAGCAGATGTAGCCTATAATAAGGCCTGCCAAAATGAAAAAGATATAACAGAAATGAAGGATAATCAAAAGTGGCTCTGGCGTACAATCGCTGGAGCTATTATTTTGGGTGTTTTAAGTGTAGTAATAAAATTTAGATAGAAAGGTAGGTGATTATATGAAGTTTTTAGAGCAATTCTTACAAATAAAAAAGATTATAGCATTATTAACTACTATAGTATTTTGCATTTTAGCATTAAAAACTAATATATCAAGTACAGAATTTTTGAGTGTATTTACATTAATAATAGGATTTTACTTTGGACAAAGTTCAGCTAGACAGGCAGTAAAAGAAAGCAAAGAGCAGGATTAATACTTGTTCTTTTTATTATTAAATTTAGGAGGAATGTTTTATGTTATTTAATTTAAATCCAGGGCATACATTAAGCGGTGGAGATGTAGGAACTAGAGGAATAAATGGATTAAAAGAAGAAGTATTAACAAGGCAATTAGTAGGGGAAATAGATAAAGAATTAAGAGGCAGAGGACATAGCACTAACATATGTAGAGTAGATTATGCATCAACATTACAAGAAAGTTTAAATAAACAAGTAGCTTTATGTAATTCAGTAAATGCAGATTTAAATATTTGTATACATTTTAATACTACAGTAGGTGGTTATGGATCAGAAGTATATACTTATAGCGGTAAATATTTAGTAGAAGCAGATAGGGTATTAAAACAGTTAAATAATTTAGGATTTAGGAATAGAGGAATTAAAGACCAGCCTTTAGCACTAACTAAAAGAACTAAAGCAAAAACAATTTATATAGAAGTATGTTTTATAGATAGTTCTAGTGATGTAGCCATACTTAATAAATATGGTATGAATGGAATTGCTAAGGCAATAGTAAATGGTGTTTTAGGGACATCTTCTAATGTAACACCTGCACTAAGCAAACCAACAGGCAACAATAGTGGCTGGGTTAATTTAGATGGTAAATCAGGTACTATAAATACACCAAGCGGTGTAAATGTAAGAGAAGCTAAAAGTACATCTTCTAAAATATTAGGTGCTTTACCTAATGGTGCAAAAGTACAATTATATAGAAAAGAAGGAGAATGGATGCATATATACTATCCTAAGCATGGTGGATATGTATATGGCAAATATATAAAATATTAAATTTTTAAGGTACTTCTGTAATGGGAGTACCTTTTTTTATTGGAAAAATTAATTATAATTGTTATAATTTTAGTGAGATTACTTGAAGAATGCAAAATTTTAATATCGGAATAATATTCTATGTATAAATACTGAAAACGATATTTGATTTTTTATTTTGAATAATTATTCATAATGTTATAAAATAAATATTAGAAAATATGGAAATTGTGGGGGATAATAATGAATAGTGAAGAAATATTAGAATATTTAGATATGGATGATGAGATAAATGAAAAATGGCTTATACCAGAAGCCAAATTAGATGATATTCAGTATAATATAGTAAATAATAATGAATATGACATGGTTATTAAAGGTTGCGCTGGAAGTGGGAAAACTATTTTAGCTTTGTATAAATTGGCTCGAATAATTAAAGAAAATTTGGGCTCATACTGTTTTATAGTATATACTGTGTCATTAAAAGAGTTTATTAAAAGTGGAATAGATCAATTAGCAAATCAAACATATGGTAGCAACGAATTAGAAAAAATTAATATATTTCATAAAGAAGAAGTTAAGAAAAAAATTAAAAAAAGTAATTTTAATAAAGTAGATTATATATTAATAGATGAAGTTCAGGATTTAAATTCAAAATTCATAAAACAATTAACACGATATGTAAACAAAAATATAATTGTTCTAGGAGACGATGATCAACAATTATATACTCAAAGAAATGATGATATTACAGTTGAAGAAATTTCTAAAATTATTAATGTAAGTAATATTACCGAACTAAACATTAATTATAGGACTCCTAGAGCTATAGCAAGGTTTGCTGGGAAAATAATAAATGACAATGGAAAACTAGAAAATAAATGTGTTAAAGATATGGGATTTGAACCACAGGTGAATAACTTTAACTCTTATAAGGAAGAATTAGATTGGATAATGAGAGTTATAACTGAGGAAAATATTACAGATGTAGCTATAATTGTACCATTAAATAAGAATATAGAAAAAATGAAACTATATTTTCAAAGCAAAAAATTTGATATAGAATATAAATATAATGAGAAAAATAATAGGCATAGTACTTTGGATTTTAATACAAGTTTACCTAAATTATTAACATATCATAGTTCTAAGGGATTAGAGTTTGATTACGTTTTTCTTCCCATGTGCGAAAAAGAGTATATAAATAATGAGATAAGTAATCAACTTGATTTTAAAAATGCTCTATTTGTTGCTTGCACTAGAGCTAAAAAAAGACTATATATTAGTTACTCAAAAGAAATATCTACGTACATAAAATAAACTAAGTGAGTGTGAAATATATGAAATTGTATGTTATAGAAAGTAAAGAAAATATAAATGGAATTTTATCAACTGGAATTATATCTCCAAAAATATTTTATTATAAAAGAAATTTTGGAACAAATAGATATTTTTCTAATATTTTCAATTCTAATAAATATTTTATTACTTTATACAAATATATTCCAGAACAAATAAAAAATTATGATAATGTAATTATAATAGAAATTAATATTAATAAAAAAAATAAAAAATTGATAAAGGTTTCAGATGATATATTTTTATATCCTGGTTCTTTGTATAAAGAAAAACATAAAATAAAATTATTAGTACCTAAAGAATATTTAGAAAATATTATTAAATCAGCAAGTATAGTAAGAGAAATAAAGATTAATAATTTAATTGATATGCTTAAAAAACAAAATAAATTTACTTATAAAAACATAAATGTGAATTTTATAAAAAATGATTTATATAATGATAATATATTTGAAAATCAATACATTTATATGGATTCTATTTTAGATAAAATAAAAGGATATTTTTTATTAAATATATATTTTAAAGATTTTAATTTTGTTAAGTTTTTGCCTGAAAAAGAATTAATAGATCTTATATATAATTATGATAATATGTTACAAAATCTAAAAAAATATAATAATATACGAGGTATTAATAAACTTAAGAATAGTATGAATGAAATATTTAATATTAATAAAAATCAGAGTTCTAATATTAGTTTTACAAACAAAGATAATATAAATATAAAGTTTATAAGTTTAAATAAAGAGGATCAACAATTATTTAATATATTTGTAAATATATTAATAAAAAAATCTCCCTGTAAGCAAGGTTATTTTTCAAAAGAGGATTTAAAGAAAACTTTGATACAAATAAGTAATCATAAAATTATTGCAGATAATTCACAATATATACATCAATTAAAAATTATTTATGCACGAGTAGTTAATGATGATACAAGAATATCAGTTGACAATATAAATAACAATGTACTTAAAAATTTATACATATCTTTATTAAAGTATGATAATATAGATGAATTTAGAAACATGCTTTTAAATAAAAATATTGAAAATAAATTTATTGGGATTACATTTGTTTCTATTATTAGGGGTTATAGTGATTTAACTAGAAAAGTAAGCGGTGCTATGAAAATAAAATATATTGATGAATTTATAAATAATAAAATATGTAAAATTGAAGACATATTGGAACAAAAATATATAGATGATTATTATGAAAAAAATATTATAAAAAATATTAATATAATAAATAAGGAGCATAACTTATTTAAATTAAAAGTTAATAAAGATCTTTTAGATAATTTCAATATTGAATTAAAAAATTATGGTACTAGATTTGTAATTAATATAAAAAATAAATTTCAAATAGTATTATATACTAAAATTTATAATCGTTTATATACTAAATTTATAAATAAAAATAAAAAATTGAAAATATACATTAATAATGATAAAAATAAATATAAGTTTTTTACTTATAATAAAATAGATACTATGAAAAATAAAAAATTAAGTTATATAGATAAAAAAGAGTTAAATGATATATTGGAGGAGCTAATATGAAAAAGTGGTACAATTGCAGACCAGCTTATAATGAAACAGAGATATCCAAAAATATAAAAGAAAAATTAAAAAGGGAAAATATGAGCTTACAAAAATTTTATGAAGAATATAGTTCAAAGTACAAAAGTTTTAATAAAGAAATATTAGATATGATGTTAAGCGGTAAAACATATTATAATACACTAATGTTTGAAATAGCATCAGATTTTTTAAAAATAGAGTTTGAGGAATTAACTAGAATAATTGAAGATAATGAAGAAGTGGATTATAGAAGTTTTGGAAATGAAGATAAGGATACTAAACAATTTTGTGAAATAGTAAATATTTTATTTTCCGAGATGATTGAAAATAAGAATTTAAATAAATAGTATTGGTGGGGATAGGATGGAAAAAACTAATGTATATAAAAATATAGAAGATTTTAATAAAAAATTTTTACAAAATGAGGATATCCCATATGATTTAGTAAAGATAATGCAACGAAAAGAAAATATATTAGTATTACAATATCCTAATAATTTAGGTATATCGGGAATGACTATAAATAAACAAGATAGATTACTAAAATACTATTGTATTTATGTAAATACTAATGATCCTTTAGGCAGAAGAAATTTTTCATTTGCACATGAATTGTATCATGTATATTATGAAAAGGGAAAAAGAGATTATTCAATAAAAAAAGAATTTAAAAAGGATCCAATTGAAAAAAGAGCTGAAATATTTGCTAGTAATATAATTATTCCACGTTTACAATTATTGAGATTTTTAAAGATTTATGGTTGTAAAAAAAATAGAGAAATTACTATGGAAAAGATTTTTGATTTACAATTAAAATTTAATGCATCGTTTCAAGCTATAATATATGCCATAGAAAGCTTAAAATCAGATGAAAGGTTTCAAAGATATAATAGAGTGGTACCATTAATACCTGAACATTTTTTTAGATTTTATACAATGGATTGGGATATACTTGAAGAAAAAACATTAAGACATAATCCGTCAAATTATCTTAACTCAGTAAGATCTGAATATATATTTCCTAAAAAATTTGAAGAAGATTTGATGCAAAATTATAAAAATAGGAAAATAAATGAAGAAGATTTGAAAATTATATATAATTTTTTTGAAAAAGATATTAAAATAAGTATGGTGGGGGAAAATAATGAGAATGAAACACGAGATGACTAAATATCCTATATGTGATACAGATATATGGATTAAGTTATGCAAGTTAAATGAAGAAAAAAATATGTTTTCAATTTACAGTAAAATATTTTTTGCTGATGCTGTAATACAAGAATTAAAAAATAAAAAGAATGATAATACTAGAGAATTTGGTATAGGATATGATTCATTAAAATCTTATAAAAATGAATACTTTGAATTAAATTTAAACTGTGAAAAATTTTTTAGTTATAGAGATAAATGCGTAGCTCAAAGATTGTTTTTAGCTAATAAAATAGAATATGATGAAGAGAGTGGATTATTTTCAAGAAATCGTAATACTGGAGAGTTGGTATCTTTAATATATGCTTCAATACATAATTTACAAATAATTTTGTCTGATGATGGAGATACAAAGATATTTAAGGATAAATTCGCTCCTGTAAAGGTAGTAGATTTAGTAGATGTCTTATTAAATATAGGATTTAAAAAAGATGATGCTATAAGAATAAAACGTGAAGTAAGTGAACCAATAAAAGTAAAACAAGCAAGAAAGCAATTAGAGAAGGGCGGGTTAAAAGATCTTACTTTATTAAAAGAAGGGTTAAGATTAAAAGAACTTATGTAGGTCAATGAAATATTTAAATATATACATATATTGAAAGAAAATATTTTTTTAATATCAAAAATTAAAATCTTTTTTATTTAACAAAGCATTTCTAATAAATATGGAATTTTGTTGAGTTATCAACAATGTGCATAATAAAATGGTGGTAATTACAATATTGCCACCTAAATTTTTTTGCATGATTTGATAAAAAACTTATAAACGCTAAACCAAATAATATCAACGTATACAAGTATGTATAAATTTTATTAAACTTTGCCAAGATAAATTAGAGGTTAGACTCAACTAGAAACTATCAAGTTATAAGAAATACGGTAGATACTAGCGGTTGAAGTATTTTTATATTATTTAAAGGAATTTTTTAACATTTATAGAATATTAAATATAACGGCTTACCAATAATTTAGGCAACCTCCTTGCTTAAAGAAAAGAACCCTGCTAAAAGGGGTTCTTTTGTTGTGTAATTTTCTATATTGGTGCTGTATATTGGCTTATTTTTATTATATACAAAGTATGGATATTTTAATCATGTAAGAAGAATTTAAAATATTAGGGAAATCAATATAAAAAAGAAGGTAGCTCCAACTAAGGAACTACCTTCTTTTTTTCTATAGCAAAGTATAAGATTTAGTTTATAATACATACTAATTATACTCATTTTTAAAACTATTTATTCGATTGTTTTGAAAAGAACTTTTTAGCATTTATAGAATATTAAATATGATAGTTTGTTATAAGTTAAACACAATCTCCCAAAAAAAGAACCCCAATAAATAGGGTTCTTTTTGTATGGAATTTTATATATTGGTGTTGTATTTTGGTAGTACCACTTTTGTATTATTTTATTGAAAAATGATGTAAAATGTATGAATATTTGGGAAAAATTATAAAGGGAAAATCGTATAAATGTAGAAATTATATAATAAGAGTCTGTTAAGTTAAAATGATTTAATAGATAAAATAATATAAAAGGGGATGACTAAATGAAAAAAGCATTAATAGTAACTATGTTAGCTGCAGTAACAATGGTTGGCTCAATTGCTCCAGCATTTGCTGCTGAAAAATCAAAAGCTCCTACTGTTGAGAAAAAACAAATCTTAACAAGAGCTGCGAGAACAGCAGGACATGTTAAGATTACTGGTGATGGTGTAAGATTAAGAGCTAAACCAGGCTTAAATGGTACAGTTTTAGCTCTATTAGATAAGGGCACTTTAGTAGAGTATAATAATGAAGGAGCATACGCTGATGGTCAAGAATGGTTGTACGTAAAATATGGCTCACTAGAAGGTTATGTGTCTAAAAATTATGTTAGCTTTAAATATTGAACTGAATAATTATTTTATTTAGCTCAGTTTTATAAAACTCCTCCATGCAATGTATGGAGGGGGTTGTAAAAGTTTGTTTAAGAATCCATAAAAATTTTGATAAAATAAATTAATTATATAGTAAGGTATATTAAAAAAACACGATAATATATGAATAAATAAAAAAATATCATAAATAATAACATAAAAACAGCGTTAATATTCACATATATTAACGTTGTTTTTTGTCCCTCCACTTATCTCAAAAAGGCATATAATCGCAATCACGACATATACATAGGATTCTAATTTAATAGCCAAAGTATCATTGGAAGAAATATTAATTGCTATTTTAGTAAAGAATTTACGAAAAACTTTTCTTATAGCATTAAAAATTACCCAACCAACGATAGTTCCTATAGTATTCATTATTAAATCATTTATATCTGTAGCACGATTTCTTATAAATAGTTGTCCGATTTCAATGAATAAGGAGAAAAATAGTCCATAGTAAAAGGTTGACCAAAAGTTACGATATTTTTCCCATAGAGTAGGTAATCATATAATACTAATGTGATTTGTATTGATATTTTATCATAAAAGCGTTTATAATCCCAATAAAATCAATAAAAAATCACTTGTGATTTTTATGGTAATCAACAAGTGATTTATGATGTTAATTATTAAATTTGTACCTTAAAACGGAAGCCGTTGTGTATATAGTGGGGCTCTTTTTTTATTATCCAAAGGAATTTTTTAACACATAGAGAATATTAAATATAACGTCTTACCAATAAGTTAAACATAAACCTCCGTATTTAAACAAAAGAACCCCAATGAATAGGGTTCTTTTTTTGTGGATTTATATATAGGTTAGCGTAACATTGGATTATTTTTATTATATCCAGGTATGATGATTTTAATCATATGAAGGAATTATGTAATATATGTAGAATAATACAAAATAAGTTCGCAACTATGCTTAATCCATAAACACTCTATCATATTAAAACCCTGGAATAATATCCAGGGTTCTTTTTTCAGGAGGAAATCAAAAATACCTATATTATTTACAAATAAATACTTTTGATATATTTATATTATATTCAATTATAAATTATTCGTTACAATCTAAGAGAAATATTTTAATCATAATATGTAAAATATTAATTTTTAAGGTACTCTCTTTGATATGCTCCCTTATAGGTAGAATTATAAATATAATAGTTTTCTATAGTTTAATCATAGAACTCCTTATTTAAACAAAAGAACCCTAACAAAAGGGTTCTTTTATTTGTATGGATTTTTTATATATAGATTGGTATAGTTTTAGGCATTTTTATTATAATCAGATATAATAAATTTAATCACACATAAAGTTGTTACATAAGTTAAGCATTATTAGAAATTTCCTTATTTAAAAAGATCCCATTTCATATTCAACAATGGGATCTTTTTATTAACTATTTATTTTTACAATGTTGTTTCTCTATGAGAATCATCTATAGTGTTAACTTTGTTGAACTCATTTAAAAAATCTTCATATAAGTTTTTCCTATGTTTTTGGCTTTGACCTGTTATGATTTCAACTAATTTACAATGGTCTATAGCATTTCTTATGATAGTTCCCATATCTAAATTATCATTTGGTGATTCTAAATAACTAAGTTCACCCATAATTTTTTTACGTTGATTTTCAGGATATTTTGATATAGTATTTTGATAAGCTTCTATTATGGATTTTGGAGCATCAACAGGAGGAAATCCACAAAGAGTTTTTTTGAAATCCTCATAAGAAACTCCATTTAAAAAATCAGTTTGCATATAGTCATCAAATATACGTTTTTCAAAAACTGTCATTTCTTTATAATCACATTTTTTTGACATACCCTCGTCGCCCGTATATTTTGGTACATAATCAGAAAGATATTTTTTAAATTTATTATCTTCAGTTTGATTATTTTGTTCTATGTCATTTTTTTTTGTGGATCTTTTAATGTTTAAATATGGTTGAGAATTACTAATATTATTTATCATAATTTTACTCCAATCTAATCAAAATTTAATGTTAAATCAGGTGCTGTTGTTTGGAATGTATGAATTGATCTTGATAACAATGATCTAGAACTGCTATTAGTACTAAAATTCATTGTTGTTGATGTAAATAGTTCTTTACCATCAGTAGATTTAATTCCTGGAAGCACTTGTAAAGTATAATTAGAGTTTGGTAAATAATTATTGCTTGGAGCATATATTTCTAAATAATTTGGATTAGAACCTAAACCTATACTAATTGGGACTTCTCTATCATTGGAGTCTAAAACCTTAACAAAATTTTTAGTAGATGAATCAATTTTGACTGGTCTATTAAAGTTTATTGTAAAAGTTTTATTAACAGGGACATTACTTATAGCAGGGAACTCATTATGTTCACAAACTCTTACTCTTATGATATCTTGTACCATAGGTTTACCCATCGTAGTATTATTAAATCCTAGTCTTTTTATATTATGATAACCTTTTTTTAAATCTGTAATTTCAAACTTTTCATCATAGCCTGTTAAAATGCCACCAGAAGTTAATAAATCTGTAGATATGTCAGAAAATTTCGCATTAACAAAATTATTATCATCATTATCTACAACTATATTTCTAGTACCACCAGAACCAGTTTGTATTACCCTGATATAAACATTTCCACTCTTAGATTTAGAAGGATTATAAAATACATCATAAGAATCTTTACGTGGTGTTGTGCTTTTAAAAGTAGGATAAATACTATCATATGAGTAGCCTACAATATCAACATTTGATATAACTGGACTACTAGATGCTTGTACATTTGATTTTGTAAAAAATAAAAAGAACGATAGTATAAATAGAAATGAAGCACTTGTGGTAATAAATAGTTTTTTAAACTTTTTCATAATAACATCTCCTTAATTTTTATATAAATGATTTTAAACAATGTAAATATAAGCTGTATATGGATAACTATCTATTAATATCCTTTAATTTCATAATCGATTTAAATTAATTTAACTTTATGATAATTTTTTAGAATTTTAGAAATTTATAATACTTTATAATAGTTTAAAAGTACTAATTTCTATTTGTAGAATGTTTATAAATATTGAAGTAGTATAAATTTAACTGCTTATATTTACTTGTGTACTCTTTGAAACTTAGTTATATGTTTAAATGCAACATAAACAACATTATATATAGCTTTAATCATAATTAGGGATCCTATCTATTTATGTATAGTAAAAATATAGGTAATAGTTATATACCTAATTATTTAAATATTTTATGCTAAGGGTTAATATAAAATAATTTGTTAAAAATTTTGAATAAAATAATTTGTTAAGGTTAAAATAGATGTAAGAAATAATTTAATAATGTAAGGTGTAATTTTATTTACACCTTACATTAGAACTAAGAAATAGCAATAATAATTTTAACTATTATGGTTATTTTTATAAAAGTTAACATAGTTAGTCCCTTCCTTCACTCATATTTAATAGGTTTAAATATAGTATTTACGGGACTAACTATTATTATGTATTCTAAATAATGTTAAATGGAGGATTTTCGCCCTATTTCTAGAATAATTACATATACTGGAATGGGGTGGTGTATGTGGTTCGAAATAGATTAAAAGAAATAAGAATGAGAGAATATCTGATGGATCAAAAGGCATTTGCAGAAATGCTTGGAATTAAAAAAAGCACTTATAACACAATAGAATTAAATAAGGTTCAAGGTAATGCGGAAACATTATTAACTATAGCTAAAGCACTTAATCGAAAGGTAGAGGATATTTGGTACCTAGAAGATTAGGTGCTTTTTTTATATATTTAAATACTAAAAATAGGATTAAAAATAAATTATTAAATTAAATCCTAAAATTAGGAAACTTTTACACAAAGGGTGCATAGTATGTATTAAAAGACAACAAAGAATACAATTTAGACATTGTATACATTAAATTAATACAAAGTATACGGAGGTGACAATGATGGCAGATAGGTTAAGAGTAGTATTAGAATTTAGGAAAAGTGACATAAAAGAATTACAATTATACGGTAAATTATTAAAATTTAGCAATCCCGCTGCAGTAGTTAAAGATATTTTGAAAGGTACATTACCAATAAAAATTTTATATGAGGAGGAATTAAAAAAGTAAATGGAATTATAAACTAGATTGAAAAAATGATAAGAAGAAGTGAAGTTGTATGGTTACAAAAGCATAGCTGTAAGCTTTAAAAAGAGATAAAAATAAAGCCTAGCAAAAGGCTAGACTTATCCCAGGTCGCTAAAAGTGTGCTACGCTTACTTGTGTTACGCTACACTACACTTCTAGCTTATTCAAGAGGAATGAAAAAGTTGTGTATTTTAGGTGCATTTATACAAATGTTAATAGTTAATTTACAAATTGATTAAAGATTTTGAATAAGGTGTGTTGCAATCACTATACCTGCACCAACCCAAAATATTGCAGACATTATTAAAAACCTTCTTTCAGATTTACTTGCTTATTTATAGTATCTACCGATAATTAATTTTTATTCAGGAGGATTTATGAAAATTTGTGTTATTTATTCTAACACTAAAGTGGAATATTTTAAGAAGAAACAAAGAGTTAAATATAATTCTAATATGGAATTAGTTGCAAAACATATAAATGCAAATAATAAATTAAAAAAGCAAGCAGTATTTGTTCTAGGAAGTCTTTTTTATGTTCAAGATGTAGTTTCTGCTGCAGGAGACTTAGGTAAGATAGATAAAGCAGGAAACACTATATTAGGTATAGTTAGAAAAATAGGATATTGGATATGTATTGTAGGATGCATAATAGATATTATAAAATCCTTAATGCAAGGTGATACAAAAAGCATAGCTAAAATAATGATGAAGTATGCTTTAGCTTTTGCAGCGTTGTATGTTTTCCCTTGGATGCTAGATTTAATTAAATCAATTTTTTAGGAGGAATATATATGGAATGGATACAAAAATTTATAGAAAGAGGTCAATATCATGCACCACAAAATACTTTTGTTTTGAGAAGCAAGTTATTAGATGTTTTATCTATTAATGCATACTGGATATGTATGTTTGTTGGAATAGGTGGAATATTAGCATATTTATGTGGTTACAAGAAAGGCGGAAAGTTAGCTAAGTTTTCTGTAGTAATTTATTGGGTGGTTGCTGCTTTATGTTCAGTAAAATAA